TCATACCGCCCCACTCGTTGCAGATATGCTCATCATAGCCCTGCGTGGTGCAGGTGGCGTCATGATGGCGCACGGTGAAGGTGTAGACGGGCTGAGACTTCTTCTCGGCGGGAGTGGCAGCGGGAGTCACAGCAGCAGGCTTCTGGGCAGGAGTCTTGGTGCCGGTGGTGGTTTTATGGGTGTTGTAGACGGGAGCCTTGGCGGGACCATCCTTAGTAGAAACATTGTCGGGGTTCGTGTTCTGGCTGGCAGCGGGCTTCTCAGCCTTGTCGGAAGCAGCCTCAGACTCAGCGGTCTTGTTCTCGGTGCTGGCAGCATTGGAATCGGGCTTGCTCTCGGCTTCACTCTCAGCCTTGCTCTCGGACGCCGCCGCGCTGGTATCTTCCTTCTCGGCAGTGTCGGGGGTTTCGGACTGTGCGGTGCTTGCAGAATCGCTCAGGCTGGTGGAAGGAGCAGAAGAGGCAGCATCCTGATTCTTCTTGCCCTTACATCCGGTAACAGAGATTGCGACTGTAGCAGCCATGGCAACTGCAAGCACATTCTTCATCATAGACTTTTTGCGCATGATTTTACTTCTCCTTTTTACTGTGTGGGGTGAGTCCCCACATCAACGAAACGATGTGAAGAGCGGAGGACTTCTGATATTTCGTTTTCCCTGTCGCTCTATATGCGTTATACCACATTTTTCCTTGAAAGTGTACTGAGTACAACCATGATTAACGTAATGTTCACAAATCGCAACAGAATCCGAGAGGCTCCTATCGGAGAAAAAACGATTCTGGTACGATGAAAAGAAGCGCAAATATGTAAAAAGCAGCCGGGTACAGAGTGTATCCGACTGCTGATGGCGGATAGGGTAGGATTCGAACCCACGGACGCGGATGCATCTCTGGTTTTCAAGACCAGTTCCATAAACCACTCGGACACCTATCCAAGAATCAGAGAGTGTTAGCCGCAGAAATCTGCGTTGCCCGCCATCTACCGCGTGGAGGTCGCTCTCAAAAGATGGCTGACGAGACGAATTTGTCTCGCCCATGCCGCAGCCGTTTTCGCCACTCGGCATGATGTTTTCGGCTTGACGTAACCCTGTGTAAATGACCCTCAGGTGGGGGCGGTGCGGGCAGGATTATCGTCTTCGTGGTGTAGTTAAGGAGTACCGCACCAAATAAATGACCGTACTGCGCTTGTGTAACAGTACAATGCACGCCCAGAGACGATTTCCAAGATGGAGATGTGTCTGGTGGTGGAAGCAAAGGGATTCGAACCCTCGACCCCCTGCTTGCAAAGCAGGTGCTCTCCCAACTGAGCTATGCCCCCATGATGGCGGGAAAGACCCGCCAGTAATTACGCGTAATGAAGTTCGCCGTACTGTTTGACCTCGCGCTCCAGATGCAGCGGAATGGTCTTGTCGCTCTTCTGCGTGATATCCTCACGCGTCAGAAGGCGCTCATCGACGCCAGCTGCTTGCAGTACTTCGTACAGGTTCGAGGGGCCGGTGCCGTCGTAACCCGCAGTCAATCCATTGACTTGCAAAGCGAAGCCGTGCAGATGCGGTGCCAGACCCGGTACAAAATCGAGTTCAACAACGACTTCGTTACTGTTCTCGTCCACGCGCTTGACCGAGAGAGCACGGATGTTCTGACTTCCGAAGGTCTCAATCAACTTCTTAGCCGCCGCTGCGGTTTCAATCGTTGATGTGCCTTCGACGTTGATAATTGCCTGCTCCATCGGAATCATCTCCTTCCTACTTAGAGTTGTCATGCGCTAAAGCAGATAACGCTCTGCCGTGCGGGGCTTTACGTTGCCCATTCGTGTTCGGTTCCGGCTACGACGACTTCCGTAAGGACTTAGCCAACCGTCAGCAAGTGCATGCCCCCGCTGACAGCTTCTTGGGCGGATTCTCAAAGAGCGCGTCACCCAATCGGACCGTGGAGCTTGATGGCAGACTCGAACTGCCGACCTGCGCGTTACGAATGCGCTGCTCTACCAACTGAGCTAACCAAGCACGGTAGGGTGTTTTATGCTGGTTATCACCCCTCAGCGAGGAAGCCAACCTCGCGTCCAGCACCATCCGGTAGCAACCCCGGAGGATTCTGCGCTGTATCCTCTCCGATGTTTTTCAGCACCATTCGCGACTGATGCCGAGACTTTCGGATACCTTCAGGTGCAGCACCTGTTTGCCGATTGATTTTTTGGCTGTCCGTTGGCATTCGACAGCGGACCACAAGTGGACCATGCTCGCCAAATTTAATGTCGTGGCGTACGGTGACGGCGACGGTGGAGCGGGCAGCGGGATTCGAACCCGCGTGACCAGCTTGGAAGGCTAGTGTATTAACCCCTATACGATGCCTGCATGAGAAAAAGCGGGTGAACCCTCTCTTAGCCCCGCCATGATGTCCGTTTAGTAGGTCGTCATCCCCGAAACATCATCTTTATGTCTCTTAGCGATTCCGCGAATCTCTGCGTGGACGATACGAAAGAATCCGGAAAAGCATTTTGGACACTGGTCAACTTCAATTCAAGCCCTGCCGTTACTTCCCTGTCAATTCGGGTCAACGGAATGCTATGGGCTGTGTAAGACTGCGGCAAACTTACCAGATGCCGCGCAGCAGTCTCGCCTTTTTCGGCTATGTCGCGTCTGGCTGCGCCCCGGCTTAACGGGGATGCTCGTACGATGCATGCTTAGCGGGACGAGATTTGTTGTTTCTGCGCCGAAGCACAAGAGAAAGCACTCGCCCACACAGCTTCCTGACCGTTTAGGATACCGCTTGCACAGGGAATGCAATGCGGTTCCTGAAAGGACATTCGTCAGTGACAAGGATAGTCGCTGTCCACCACCCGCCGCGTGGAGGCTGTCCCATCGGGTGGCTGAGTACGCCGAGGTGTACGGACGCACTCAGATAGGCGCTACCTATCATGTTGTTTTAAGACGGGAGCTGCCCGCCATCAGGTTCATCAGTACATTGGAGTTACCCTTTCGTCACTTTGTTTGTCAAATTGACGTGCGTTAGTGCATCGGAGTGTCCCTTCTGTTCAGATGTTGCATTCGGACGAGAATTACTTCTGCATCGGAGTGCCCTCCCTGTTTTATTTGACCTGCTAGAATCGCTTCCAACAGGTCATGGCTCTGGCAGGTGGAGTTGAACCACCTTTTCCCGTGCGCTGCGGGCGAATTAACCATGGTGCATTGCAACCTTCGTATTCGATACCAGAATATTTCGGTCATTTTACGTCCGACCGATTGACACGAATAGCCGGTTTAACGTCATGGCATGGACGATGGGTGCGGAGACAGGACTTGAACCTGCAACCGCCAGCGTATGGGGCTGGTAAGCTACCTTTGCTATACTCCGCGTGGCGGGTCGTACTGGGTTCGAACCAGCGACGCTCGGATTAACAGTCCGATGCTCTGCCGACTGAGCTAACGACCCAAGAGAAAAGACATTTGCCACGGGGAGCTCAATACCCGTGTTACCGCCGCTCGCCGCGAGGAGGCTGTCTTTATGAGCGGCAACTCTTATGGGATACCAGATACGATGCTTGCCGCCGCTCTACAACCAGCTGCAAGCAGATGTGTATGTAAGTGTGTGTAAAACTATGATGTTGTTTCGGAGCATATCTGGTATCTTCTAAGAGTTTTATGTTATCTGCGAAGATGTTTGCCAAGCTAAGGGAGGTTAAGCCTGTTGCCCGATGCCGACCGCGTGGAGGTCATCTTCCCGGCATCAGCTTCCGACAGGATTCGAACCTGCAACCTGCTGCTTACAAAACAGCTGCTCTGCCATCTGAGCTACAGAAGCATATTCGGGAGAAGTAACTCTCCCGAAAAAATGGGTAAATTACCCTACTACCAATTATCTGCAATTCGCATATTTTGTCAACACAAAAGTGCCACATACAGTGTCCAGAACGGAAAATGTTGTGCATAAGCACAACATATAGTACTTTCTGTTTCTGTACTTGCATTATACCATATTTTGGCGTGAAAGTGTATCAAATACAAGTATGATTTACAAAATGTTCAAACACTTTCCCGGACTCGATGTGTTCCGGAAATCGCAGACTCCTGTTGCCGACGCGATGCATTCGGTGGTCGATGATATCAGAACGGCGCATCTGTTCCGCGTTCACGCAAAAGCCTGTACCGTAGTATTGCATGTAGTTACTTCGCTGCTCTTTGTTTTCCGCAGCCCTTCCGAAAGGTCTTCGTTCATCGTGGACGAACACCGTATCCGAGCACAGAGCGAAATCGAGATAGTGCATTGCCGCCATGCGCTCAAAGACATATATTTGCCTAGTCTCTGTGAAATAATAAAAGATATAGTCAGCTTCCTTGTACAGCCATCCCTTTGAGTGCTTGGCTATCGCTTTCTGGTATTTTCCAAACCGAAGCAGCTTGTCATCTTCTCCGATAGCGAAACTATTCACCGCTGTTTCGAGGAAGACATTCCCGGTTTTGTAGGTGTCAGCCTTGGCTTCAACCGTGAATGAAGAACCGTCTTTTCTGTATACAACGAAGTCGATGTCGTCTTCCTGATACCGTTTATCGTCCCGAACATCCGAAAATCCCGCAATCCTGTCCTTGTGTGTCTCACAGTAGTAGTCAAGATAGTGCATGGTGACAGATTCACCAATCAGACCTACCTTCATCTGACCAGCCATGTTATAGGGAGTCTTGTTTTTCTGTCTGTACAAGGGTATTACCTCACAGTGTTTCCGCAAAACGGGCACTTTGCGCCTTTCCGGCAAACGTCAGCAATCGAAGGCGTCCAGTCTTTTTCTTTGCCGTACCCGCATACGGGGCATACGAGCGGGATATTTTTGCAGCTGCCGGTCGTATACATGTCGGGACCGAATTCATTGTCAGGGTGCCACAAAGCGGCGATTTGAGGGCATGCAACTGATACTACAGGTTTCCTTGCTGTCTTGGCGTAGTGGGCTCTCATGACCTTTCTCAGTGAGTTTCTGGCGCATTCTGGACATCCGGTATGTACTTCCCCGGACCCGCAGGCAAAAGCAATCATCGGATGCCATTCCCCGCTTGCGCCGTACCCGCAATCCTTGCAGACAAGGTATACATGCTTTGCGCTTCCGGAAGTCACTCGCGTGGGCGGGAACTCATTAAGTGTCGGATGCCACTGTGCAGCGATTTCGGGATGTACGGTAGCTACATCATTGACGCCTTCGACAAGGACTTTTCCGGAACACGCCGGGCATCCGCCGCCTGTTCGACATGCACCGGCGATAGAGGGACGCCATTCGCCGTTCTTTCCGTATCCGCATTTCGGGCAGATAAGAGCGATTCTGCGATTGCTGCCGCAGGTGACTTCCTCTGGTGATACAGAATTGGCTGTTGGATGCCACATAGCAGCAACACGGGGACATTCCTGTGCTACCGTGCCACGATGCCTGCGATACCGCCACTCGAAATCTTTCACGGTACAACCACCCCCGCCCGTTTATGGATGTTTTCGGACTTTGCGATATTTACAGCTGTGCTGTAGGAGATACCATATATATCCGCAAGGTCACGCAGATTTTTGCCGGTATTCATCCGTGCAAATTCCGCAAATTCCCGGTTTCGGGCTTTTACATTATCCGTGATAGGAGAACGGCTTTGCGCGGCTTTACGGGTTTCGGCTTCTGCCAGTGATTCAGAAAGCTTTCCGTAGTCATGCAGAATCTTATAGGTCTGACCCACGGCAATCTTATGGTCTTTAGCAATGTCGGAGACGCTTTTCCCGTTCTGGTATTCTACCGCAATCCCCTCGCAGACTTCTTCCGGCAGCTTCTTCTTCATTTTAGCGTTGCCGCGCAGGTTCTTGCGGTAGAGGGGATGATGTGCCCGGTATTTCTGGATAAGCCCCGCAATGAATCGCGGTGTGACATTGTACCGTACTGCGATATTCTCTACCTTGATACCCGCTTTGTAGTCTTTCAGGATATCGTTGTTCCGCGCTTCGATTTCCTCCGGAGTCTTGGTGTCTTCCAAGGCTTCACGCCGTAGCCCCAATACTTTCGGGCTGTGCTTGAATTCCGGGATGTTCATGGGCGGTTCAGGACCGAAACGGACAAGACCACCCGAAATCGGATGCCCAGCTTCCCGAAATACCTGATAGGTGGTGGATTCCGATAACCCATACTTGTCCATGATTTCTCCGACAGTCATGTACGGATTTGCCCTGACATCCGCAACGATTTCAGCATTGCGTTTGCGTTTCTTGAACTGTACAGCTGACCCGATATTCTCTTTGTGCGGGGTATAATCAGGGCTTCTGCGCAGGATATGATAGACCTGTTGTCCAGAGAGATTGTATTTCTCAGCGATTTCAAAGGTCCAGGCCCCGTTTTTGTAGTCTTGCGCAATCTCAATATTCCGTTGCTCCATGTCGGCTTTCGACAATCGTTTCTGATTGTTGGGTTTCCGATTCGGGCTTTTGCGGTCATTGCGGCGCACAGCATCAAAACCCTCTAACACTTCAAGGGATTTCTTAACATTCGTGCAGCCGATACCGTATTTCTCAGCCAATTCCGCGATGTGCATACCGGCGATATAATCGTTCAGCATTGCCTTATCGCGGTTCAGCTTGGCTTCTCCGGTCAAACTTTTCCGATGCATGATGTAACCTCCTGACTTGCAACCCAGTCGATGATATGGTCGATGCAAAGATTCGTGATTTTGCTTGCGGTATAATACTGTGAAGTGTCATTGAGCAGCGATTCAATTTCCGTTTCGGATGCCGAATACCCTACTGATGCAAAGAACAGCCTTGCGAGGGTACGCGCATCGTCCCGGCACAGAGGTCTTACCGTATGCCCAAAGGTGAAACGCCGGAACAGAGCATCGTCCAGAGTATCGGGACGGTTCGTGGTCCCGATAAGGATGATGTCGTTGCCGAGTCGGTCAAGTTCCTGCATCAGGGCAATCGTCACACGGTTCATCTCCGCAACATCGTCCTTGCCGCCGCGCCGTGTCCCGATAGCGTCAATCTCATCGAGGCAGAGCACACACGGACTTTTTCTTGCATAGTCGAATACCATACCGATATTCTTCTGTGTTTTGCCCAGAGCGGAATTCACCATACCGGAGAAATTTGTGTACACGAAAGGAAGGTTCGTCGTATAAGCTATATACCGCGCCAACTCAGTCTTTCCGGTTCCCGGCTCGCCCATGAGTAAAAGAGAACTCGTATAGTGAATCCCCATCTCCTGTAACCGCAGCGCAGCACGGCGCGTCTTGCACATTTTATCAATGACCGCCTTCTCGCTGTCTCGGATGAGGAACCGGTCTTCTCGGAAAGCGCTCGAATCCTCCGCGACCAAAAGCCCCTGCAGGTTATACGGCAGTTCGATGAGTGTAGGACTTTTACTTGCAAGTGTTCGCAGACAGGTTTCCTTGAACGCTTTGTCCTTGACAGTAGTAAGCCCCTCCAACACGATTTTCGCCTGCTGCTGAGATTTCCGAATATCCCCTTCCACCACATACCGAAGCAATGCCCGTTCATTATCGTTCACTAGATTTTCCTCCCTCATAAAAAGAAAAAAGCCCCCTGCAGCATCATGCAAGGGACTCAGTCTCTTTTACATTTCTGTTTACGGACACGCCGGATGATACTGTAAATACCCGGCAAGGAATAATGGTATGCCTTAGCGAGGTCTTTGGCCTCGATGCCGTTTTGGTATTTCTCGAAGATTTCATCGTTGCGTTTTTGCTGACGGCGGGTGATGCGACGATGACTGAGTTCTTTGTTGCTGATTCCGGCCTGAACCGCGATGGCACTGCAATACCCTACGGAAACGCCGTACTTTTCGGCAATGTCGCGGACACGCGTATTTTTCTGATACTCCGCCACGATTTTATCGACCAGATTGGTATGGTCCTGTTCTTCCGCAATGCGCTGCGCCTGCCGCTCCTCATCGAGAGCGCGGTAGCAAGTCCTGATGCAAAGCCCGTATTTCTCGGACAGTTCCTCGAACGATAGACCGTTCTCGTAGTCCTTTACAATCTTCTCGTTTCGTTCGATGATTTCGCTGCGGGTTGCTTTCCTTTTCCTCATACTGGTTCACCCCTTAGGCTTTGCCGCCTTCTTTTTGCGTCCCTTGCCGCGATAGATACCGGCCTCATGAAGATACTTGAATCCGGAAGAGGAACTGATACCGTATTCCCGAGCAAGGTTCTCGACCGGCGTGTTGGGGTTCTTCTTCGCGTAGTCCACAAACCCCTGCTTGAAATCTTTAATGCGGCGCAAAGTAGAGGTCTCGATTTTCGTGTCGAGGTGCCGGTGGTAGGAGTCCCCGCCTTCTTTCAGAATACGAAAAACCGTGGCGCGGTTAAGATTAAAAGCTGTTGCCAGTTCTTCGGCTGAAACGCCTTCCTGATACTGGTTGCGAATCTCGTCGTTGCGGTTGTCCTTCCACTCCGTAAAAGTCACTTTCCGCCGCTTCTCCATCTCAGCCTGTGCGATATGGTAGACGGTTTGTGGGCTGAGTCCGTGCTCCTGCGCGAGGTCTGTGACCTTTGCGCCATTTTGCAGTGCATCGGTAATTTTTCGATTGCGTTCCAGCAACTTCTTATGCGTCATAGAAACCTCCCAAAATAAAAGAAGCAAGCTCCCGAAAGAACTTGCTTCTTGTATTCAGTATTCACTTTTTCTCGTGATGCGGGCAAAAAACTCACCCACTGATTCACTTTACAGTCTTCATTTTACCCAATTCGCACGAATGTGCAACAACTTTTTACGAATTCAGGTCCACTGCATGTACGGGATGTCTGAAAGCATCATAAGGCAGGTCTCAAACTCGTCTTCGATGTATCGGGTGATGGCATCGAATCTCTGCATCAGGGGCAGTTCCGCGAAAGATGTGCCGGTTTCCTTGCGGCATTTCCCCTCTGCGCTCGTATATATCACATTCAGCATGACATTCAAGGCAAGAAGAATATCTTCATCTTTGCCCTGAACCGTGAAGAAGAAGTAATGCTCCGATTCACCGTCCGTAACGCCGATTCGGTTGTCGTATTTTCCATAACTCGCCAAATCGCCAAACACACTGATTGCAATATATCGCAGCTTGTCTTCAATCGGAACAGTCCCCCACAGAGGGTAATGTTCATCCGGCTGAAAATCCGCCTTACCGCCGTTATATTCCCATTCAACAAAATCACGGACGGAGAGTTTCTGACCGCCCGGAATGATTATTTCTAGCTGTTCCAAAATCTTCTCACCTCTTTGCGTTCTCTCGTTGTTTTCTATTGTATCCGGTTCGCACGATTATGCAACATTGAGAGAGAAATTACCGGACACAGGAATCTGACGATAAACAAAAAAGCCGCCTCCAATGCGGAGACGGCTCGATGGTATCACATTCCTATTTTCTCAAGATACGGGATAGCGGCACGCATTCTTTCGCACTCCCAACTCTTGCGGGGGTTGCGTTCGTGCTTCTTGATGAACTTCTTCATCTCGGCGGAATTTCCAGGACCGAAGCCGATGGCATCCAGGATGATGTCCCAGCCGTCGCACTTGAGGGCCCGCAAAGTATCCGTTTCAATGGTTCGACCTCCCGGAAATGGCTGTCTGGCGCTCAAGCGGCAGAACGGCAGATATCCTTCTGGGGCATTGTTTTTGCCGATGTTCCAGATTTCGTAGCCGAAAGGCCGTGTCGATACGACCTCGTAGATACTGCATACGCCAAGCACAGTATGATGGATTTTCATTGTTCTACTCCTTATTTTTGTGGCGGTCTTTAGACCGGTTATAGGTTATGATGGTTACAGATTCAGCGAAATATTGCGGGCACTGGGCTCGTATTTCTTAGTCTCTACCCCGGCAATCTTGAACATGTGCCGTGCAGCAACATTGTTGTTCGCATTCCGGTACTTGTCGTCAAGGTACACGATATGCTTTATCCCGCTCTGAATGATTGCTTTCGCACACTCATTGCACGGAAAGAGCGTGACATACATCGTGGACCCGTGCAGGTCTTTCCCGGCGTTGAGGATAGCGTTCAACTCCGAGTGACAGACATACATATACTTGGTTTCGAGTTCATTTCCTTCCCTGCCCCAAGGCATGATATCGTCGTCGCAGCCAATCGGCATACCGTTGTATCCCAACGACAGGATTTTGTTGTCTCGCACGATGCATGCGCCTACCTGACTGTTCGGGTCCTTGCTGCGCATCGCTGACAGCATCGCAATGCCCATGAAATACTCGTCCCACGAGATATAGTCGCGGCGTTTGGCGGTGTTGTTCTGAGATGCTTCGTTTTTCGGTGAAATGCTCATATGGTTCTCCTTCAGATATGATTTAGATGGTTGTTTCTGTTTGCGTACTTTAGCCAAAAAATGCGGTGGAGTGTCTTGCCCCACCGCATTGGTATTGGTCAGATGTACTTTTCCCAGAATTTCTCGAAGGTTTCGTCCGGCATCATCATTTCCGTCTCATCGAGGACACGGCTGAACTCGCTGCTGCTGATGTCGGTGCCGATGAAATCCGTGACGGCATCGCTGCCACGCTGCATCAGGGCATCTTTCAGGATATACCAGCGATATTTGTGGATGAGGTCCGTCAGAGATTCGCCTTCGTTCTCCCAGTAGTCGTTCTTTGCCTGAACATGATACAGGGCATCGAGAACGCCGTCGTAGTCATCGCTGTCATACTCGCTCACGATGGTGTTGAGATTGAGCAGACGGCGGTCAACGCCATCGACATTCACGGTTGCGTTGCTGAACGAGTCATCGTCGCAGGGCTGTGCAGGAACTTCCACAGCAAACACCTCGCGCGTTTTCTTGTTCACCTTGCACGGCAGATAGAACGATGCACCGGAATCAAAGTTCGAGGAGATAACGCCGGATACAATATCGGGCATCGGGTTCTCGCGAGCCTCCTCAAACTCCGGCAGATGGAACACATCCACGACATTCTCGATGTCGTAGTCAAGGGCACGGACCTTCGTGACGATATAGCCGCCGCGCTGCAATTCGAGAACTGCACGGCAGAGGTCAAGCTTAATCTCGTGCTCATTCAGAAGATTACCGTGGCTGTCTTTCACGAGGGTGATTTCGATTGTTTTGTTCTTGGCGGTCGTTTCGGCCAGAAAATAGGTCTTGTCATTGCAAATTTCAAACATGTCATTACGCTCCTTTTTGTGTTGGACGCAAAAAGAGCGGACCTCTCAGAATCGAGAAGTCCGCCCTTCAAGCGAAATTGTGAATGTACGAAAGGCATAAAACCCTTTCGATATGGAATGTTATCTATCGTACAATACCAATTCTATGCCGTTCGCACATTTTGGCAAGAAAAAAGTCGCTGCCCTCAGCATAGGCAGCTACAAAATTATAATGCTGTTAGATATAATTAGGATTCCATTTTTCACAGCCATAGGAAACAATGGATTGCAAAAACTTTATCGGAACAAGATTCTCGCTGACCGAGGCACCGTTGTTTTTTACATATTGATTTATTTTTTTGCGCTCCTCTTCACCTGCGGACTCAACATTGATGAAAACCTCTTTTGTGGTCGGCTCATAGAAGAAAAAGCTGCTGCAAGAAATCTTGACAGTGATGCCCTCACCGTTGCCGTTTCCGATTACGATAGTTATATTTTTTCTTGCGTCAAGCGTCCGTGCGCAGTATACAGACACGCTTTTTGCAATGCGTTGTGACTCATTATCATCGAAAACAAACGCATGGCTCATTTTATCAGCCATTCTTGCTGCTGCAACTCTTTTTGGAAACTCATTTGCTCGTCTGCTATACCAGGTTCCCTAAAGCGCCAAACTTCTTAGCACATAATCCTTGAGCGTTTCCATCGCACCTCCAAGATAACCATCCTCGTCAATGATGTAATTCACAATGCTCTTATAATTGATATTACGCACAATACTTTGCGCGTTTAGAAGAAGAAAGTTATAGTGAACCGGTCTGCCTTCGAGCATGGTATAAATAGCATATTGTTCCGCCCGCTCATTCGTTTCCTTGCCATCGCTTAAGGCATGACAGAAGCTTAATTCTTCAATGATTTTCTTGCAGTATGCCTGCTCGAATTTCTGATGATAATCTATCAACTCTGCTTTAAGCTTTGGACACACGCTGATGAGATAATTTGGTAAACTCCAAAACCGAGTAGAGTCAATGCTGTAACCGGCTTTTTTGAAATTGTTCGAGTAATCACTGGGAAGCGGTGTGTTGTAACCGTTTTTCCACGCTTCCCACCGAAATTCCTGCATATATATCTCGTTAACTCTACTGTTGACCGGCACCTTAAAAATCTTGATATATACCCCACTTTCGCAATTTCGAGGGCAGAAAATGGGGTTTTCATCTACAATAAAGCCTTCGAGAAAAGCTTCGTTTGGATTGTGGAAATATTGATAAATACATTCTTTGTTCAAGTATTTCACGCTTTTTATCGCTGCCATAATTCATCCTCCGTTTTCAACTTTTTTTGTGTTGGACGCAAAAAGAGCGGACCTCTCAAAATCGAGAAGTCCGCCCTTTAAGCGAAATTGTGAATGTACGAAAGGCAGAAAGCCTTTTCGATTTGGAATGGTATCTATCGTACAATATCAATTCTATGCTGTTCGCACATTTTGGCAACAGAACAGCGAGAAAAATCAGGAAACAGTCGTTGCTCCCGGCAACCATCGCTGCGGATTTATGCTTCAAACCTTTGTACAAGCATCATAGGGACGAGGTTTTCGCGCACAAGGAAACCGCAATCTTTGACATAGCGGTTTACTTTTTTACGTTCACCCTCGCAAATATCGCAGATGTTTACGAAGATTTCTTTTGTTTTCGGCTCATAGTAGAGAAAGTTGTCAAGGGGAATCTTAATCTGCATATTTCCGGCGCTTTTGTTGCACAGCGTTACATCGACAATGTTCTTTTTGCAAATAGTTCCCTTATGGGAATTCAGAAGATGTCTCGCTGCTTTCTGGGATTCGTTTTTGGTCGGAACGAACATGTTGGTCATCTTACTTGCAAGCCTCGCTGCCGCAACCTTTTTGGGAATATATGCACCGGTTGGCGTTTCCTTTGATGTCGTTTTAAAGTTCCTTCTGCTGAGACTTGTCAACAAAGAAGTTGTGAATTCTTCAGGGTCACAAGCATAGTTGAGACCCAACTCGTAGCAGCCAAGTACACTGACTGGATATAAAGTTTGCAAGGCGTTCTCGATACAGCCGAAATACACCGGCTTCTCACGCTTAGAGAGCATATCCAAAATCGCGTACTGTTTTGCCAGATTCTTAACGGCCTCGCTCTTTTCTACGCCAGCGTCAACTGCGTATTCCTTCAAAACCTTTCTGGTAAACGCATCCCAGAATTCAGACACAAAATCAGCATCATCGAACTTCTGCCTACTTTGAGTGCAAATTCGCCAAAGCGGCTCCATAAGCCAAAGACGAGACGAATCAATGACAACCCCGACCTTTTCAAATTTGGTATCTTTCCCAAACTCCTCTATCGGACGGTTGCTGTCACCTTCAAATGTTTTGTATGGAATAGCTTGCATGTATACTTCGGACGCTTTATCTCTAACGGGAACCTTCAGCAATCGAACATATACACTCCTATCCGTTTCTGTTGGAAAACCGTAGCTTTGAGGGATAAGTCCCTCGAGATAGGTCTCACTTGAATTGTGCAGATAGTCAAGAATCGTATCAGCATCCAAATATCTTATAGCATCCATAGGGCAGACTCCTTTTTCAGCTGTTCGTAGCCATAGGCAACCACTGCTGCGGGTAGGCACGAAGTTTCTCCCTAGGCACGCAATCGTTCAGAGCGGAGTTTTCAGCGAGCGCCATGTCGATGATGTAATAATCATCACCATTGCGCATCACATCCACGCTCCACTGCCCTACCAGTTCGACAGCGGGAAGAATCTTCTTGATTTCCTCCAGAATCATCCGAGCACTGTCATCGTATCGAGATTGCAGGATATCCTCGTGCATCTGATAGATGACATAGTCGTGGCGTTCCTGCGGCGTACTTGCATTCTTGAACTTGCCCTTCATCACATCGGCACGCCAATAAGGACTGATACCCAGCACCTCATCAGCGTCGAAATCGACGAATACGCGGAATTCAGTGTGCAGCGGCAAACCGTTGTATATGGTCGGGTTGTGTTCCTTGTCCTTGATATATTCCCTTAGCACCCACTCGTTCGTTGTATTAGCACCATAGAAGCAGATATTGTTCAACGGCGAAGCCATAGAACAGGTCAGATGATTCAGGAACAGGAAATACTCGCCCATCTCATTGATTTCCTTCGTGTCATGGATATGAGCGTTGCGGAACTCATACTTGGAAGAATAAGTTCCGGTCTTGATGAAGTAATCCTCGTGCTCATCCAGCTTGAATATCCGCTTGCAATAGCGGTTCACGATTTCCTTGGTCACTGGATTCAGGGTTTCAAAGCCAAGGCGAGTGAGCTGCAGCATCGGCAGCGGAACACGCAAAATCTTGGTATCAGGAATCCTGAAGAACTTGTTCCCGCACAACGCTTTTGCCAGCGTCGGAAGCCAGAATCCCATTGTGTTGGGATTCATTTCGAGCATCTGGTAGGTGAAGTCGTCGAGGTCAAGAATATCAAGACCCTGACGGAACTGGTTGTAGTAGAACTTCTTCATGCGGTCATCGCGTGCATCCTTGTACTCGGCGTAATTCTGAAGCAGAATCTTATACGATGGCTCCGAGATATCGACCTTCGCAAGATTTCCTGTCAGCTGAGGTCTGAGTTCTTCCGGGTATTTTTTCAGGTCATCGTTCGTTACCGTCACAGTGTATCGAGATGCCGCATAGTTCACATAGTATCCGCCGCGTTTTTCATTGTAGATGTACAGGCGAGTACCATCTGTTAACTCACCTACGATACGGTCAATGAGCGCTTCGAGGTCCCGCGTAAACGGCACCCTCTTGTCGAGCATAGCCTTGACAGTAGCGGTATCCCACTGTAAGAGGTTCTCGGATAATGCCCCGCTGTCCAGCACCTGTTTCTTATAGGCGTCCTCGAATGTTTTGAGGGCATCAGGGCTGGTTTTCAGCATTGCAGCAAGTTCTTCGTAGGAAAACGATTTATCTTCCCTTTTGGTCATCATTTTACCGATTTTGGCAATCATATTTTCGATTTCCTCCTTTTTGGGAATCAGGTGTTTGCAAAATCCGGATTCTTCCAAATCAACTTATTCCCGTAATAGACTTCGGGAATGTACTTGATGGGAATTCTGCGATTGTCTTCGAGTTGCGAATCGTTGTTCGCGATAAACTCCTCAATGCGATTTTCTTCACTGCGCGGGGTGATGTTACAAGTCGAGAAACCTCCACCGTACAGGATATCACTGTTCATCATACCTTTGACCGGATACTTTACTTCGGTCGTTTTACCGTTGATGTTCAGGACAAGGCGAACGGTTTTGTATTGCTTAGCAAGTTCCACAAGAAGCCTGAACATGATTTCCTGAGTGTTCGGACTATTGTACTTTCTCATATACTCTTCCGTCAACTCTTCCACCACAGCCAATGTAATCCCGTATAGGCTTCCATGCCGCCCGGAATTTGCCTTTTTGATTTTCTCCATCGTCCGTTCAGCCCAGCCGGTGGGATTGGCAAGATAATCCACTACCAGTTCATCAGCATTTGTGGATGTCAGGCCAAAGCAAGACCCGTTTCCAATCTCATCGACAATGCTGTCAATAGGGCTGCGATAATTCTTATACCCCTTTATTATGCGACAGAAAGCGTTCTGTCGTGCTATCTTGTCGTAATGACTGCCCTTGAGAATTTTCTTCTTGTCTTCTTCCGTCACATTCTCTCGGAACATATCGAACAGCTTCTGTGCCATTTCCTCTATGACAGAATCCGAGGTAAAAGAAGAACGGCAGAAAATCGTTTTGAAGTCCTGTGTTTCATTGACGGTTTTGGCATTATCGACAACGAGGCAAAGGAAGCGTATCTCCTGGTTGAATGTTACGGGTTTATTTTCCAAGGTTCCATAAAACCGCTGCCCGTACAAGGCATCTACCTTGTGTTCGCCATTGGCGAGCGGCACACGAATGAAACGGTAGTAGCGCCCGGACGGTTTTCCGGTATCGGGAATTGTGTTGCCTTCGAACACGGATGCGCCGGATTTGATAGCCTGCTCAAAATCCTCACGAGTTAAATTGATAGTCATAATTTCTTCCTTTCTGTTTTTATTATTTTTTAGCTGTTTTCTTCGATGCACAATTTGCTGCTACGAATGTTTTCCAACCATTTTTCATCCATAACATTGCCAAAACGATATTTCTTCTGCGACTCGTAGGACAAATCGCAGCCGGAAACGACATCACCGATGGCGTTCAAGTACAGCTCGCCGCTGTAAAAGTCGATGCCGCCGGTTTTGCTGAATTCGTATTCGAGCTTGTCCACATTAGGTTCACGTTTCTTATAGATATTCGAATCGAGATTCTTAGCACGCCCTTCGTTCAGTAAACAAGCCCGATGAAAGTCCGTTACCTTATCGTTACGGTTATATTTCAAGCCACTAAGGATACTTTTACTTTCATATGGGATTGCTTCGTGGAAATCATCGCTGCTGATACAAAGACCACACGAATAGTCATCCTTGTCATCGCAATAATTCCACCACTCCAGACTCGCCATAGCAAGGTCAGCCATCTTATCGACGGCTTTTCCGTTGGTGACCATGTAAAAGCTTCCAACGGCGATACCGCGCTCTTTGACAGCTTTCAAGGTGTATCGAATTGCAGGTATGTTCAGAGAAATTTCGCCGCCGGTAAAGGTAAGAGAGCTGATATAAGCTCCCTTCTCAAAGCTGTCGAGAAAAGCATCGATGTACTTCTCCTGAATATCGATGCTTTCGGCATCTCCGCGCAGGCAGTGCGCACAGCACATATTGCACCGGCGCGTAACTTCTATGAATACGCTGTTTGCGGCATAAATACGCATTTTTTCATGTCCTTTCTGTTATTCTTCCGCGCAATCCTCGTAGTCGTCTATGAAGTTCTCGTTGCGGTCAACAACAACATTCACATCCGGCGGAGCAATTTTAGCCAGACCATAGTTCAAGAAGAACGAGCCGGGAATGTCATCGACATCGCCCCAGTTCCAGCAGCCACAGTTGATTTCCAGCTGTCGTTTGCCTTCCTCCGTCTTGAGATAGTCCTTGACAGCACTGCGCAGGACGCTTTCCGGGTCATGGATTTGCTCCGGATTGTAGCTGAATTGCATCAGTGTGCATTCCGTTGCGGATAAGCCAATGACCTCATTGGCGACGATTGTAAAAACTCTTAACATTGGTGTTTACACTCCTTTTTTGTTTTGACGCAAAAAAGGGCGGACCTCTCAGAAACGAGAAGTCCGCCCTTTAAGCGAAATTGTGAATTGTACGAAAGGCATAAAACCCTTTCGATATGGGATGTTATCTATCGTACAATACCCATTCTATTCAGTTCGCACATTTTGGCAAGAAAAAATCGCTGCCCATTTGTGTAGGCAGCGACTGATGCTTGCTATTGTTTTAGAGCTTTATTGGAGTTTGCCGTTTCCGAATCAGCCAGGGCGCGTTCCTTCCTGAATCCGGGTCGTCCAGAGCGGGACATTCCGTGTACTACTCAAATAGGCTTATATGGATTGGATGCTGATTGGATATTTATGGCTTGCAGTATCCACAAGGCGTATATCCCTGCTCGATAAGTTCCTCTCTTGTGCCGGTATACTCCTCCCTGTTTGCATCGCTTATCTGAGATGCAGAAGAGCAATCAGGGCAGTGAAATTTGAGAGAATTCGTGTTCAGGATATAGGTCTCAGCTACCGTGTCAGGTTGCTGCGATTCTTCCACCTCGGCGCTAGAGGTTTCGATGTCCTTATGGTACTCCCCATACGAGAAGGTGACTTCCGAACCGTCAGAAGTGCAGTAAATATCACCGAGTTCGTCCGTTCTGAACACCTCTACTCCCGCGCTGGCCAGCTTTGTGAGGGTTTCGCTGTGCGGATGGCCGTAGCTATTGTCCTTGCCACAGGATATGACGGCATAAGTAGGGTTCACGGCATCCAAGAACGCCTGAGAGGTGGAGGTACTGGACCCGTGATGCCCGACCTTTAAGACGGTGGATTCGATGTCTTGTCCAGATTCGAGTATTTTCTCTTCTGTTTCCTGCTCGGCATCACCGGTGAACAGGAAGGAGGTATCTCCGTAGACAATACGAATCACAATGGAAGTATTGTTCGTGTCCTCAGGCACGGAATTGACGGCCACTACGGTGACGGTGGCTTCCCCTAGTGTGAATGTATCCCCCACTTCCGGAACGGTAATACCACCGCCTCTCTCGTCCGCACGAGCCTTAAAGTTCCTGAATGCTTTGCTGTCATACTCTGTCACAGGACAGAATGTGACATCTGCTGTGTCAGCCTCGAAGGCACCCGAAAGACCTCCGATGTGGTCTTCGTGAGCGTGTGTTCCTATGACATAGTCTAAGTGTCCCTTTGTCTCGCGCTGTAATACTGAGTATACAAGGTTCGAGTCATCGGCATTGCCGCCGTCAATGAGCATCGAGTGCCCATCGCAGGTGACGAGGGCGGAATCTGCCTGCCCGACATCGATAAAGTGGATGGTAAAGCTGTCGCCTTCCGATACGCCAGCCGTCTCCTGACCGCTTTGTGCGGTAGTTTCTGAGACGACCCCGGATACAGGAAGGCTTCCCGGAGATTCCGGTGTCTGACCGCAGCCTGTGAATGTCAGTGTGAAGAACGCGGCAATTACCGCTGCAGTTCTCCGAAGAAATTTGTGTTTGGTTTGCATGGGTTTTGTCTCCTTTCAAATAAAAAAAGCGGGCCCATCCCCCGAAAGGGATAAGTCCGCTAAAAACGAAATTGTGAATTGTAAGATATCTGGTATCTATCGTACAATTCTATTTTACCGGTATCGCAAGAACATGCAATACTTAAACCGTATCCGAAACTTCATGACACAGCATCCTGTCCGCATAAATACAGCAAAGAACCAAGCCAAGGCTCGCAACGCAGCCGAACGCGACATGCTTCGGGGAAAGAAGGAGCCATTCGATGTCGTTCATTACTTTCACCCAAAACAAAACGCCCATCATAGCAATGATGAGCGGAATAAAGACAGTTCCTGTGTAATGCAGGAATTTTCGGATTTTTCTTTTTTGCATCCTAAAACTACATCTCCAATCATGCTTGTAAAACAGCCTGAACCACATATCTCTGATTCGTTGGGCTGTAACACCCAAACGGATAGCAGGTATACATGATAAGCTTATCGATTCCGTCCGTGAAATTAACGAGGACAGTGCCATCATCCGCAATCACGGTGCTCGCGTCCGAGGACACATAGCCGGGTTTTGCCAGGGTGACGGAATACACATACTCGCCGTAATCGGTGTCCACAACAAAGTTATCCCCAATGCTGACATATTGCAGCAGAGAAAAAACGCTGTCGTTATGAGAGCAAAGCAGATGCCCTCCGGTCACGCCGACTTGGTAAGAACCCGGATACTGATATACCCCGCAGCGTTGATTCAAAAGACTCTGGTCATCGCCCCAGATAAGAGAAGCGTTCAGGCCAATCGCGTCACAGGTAATCGTGCCGTAGGCTTGACCCCAGGCAGCAGGTACAACATCGTCCCAGACAGAGGTCGCTGCACTAACAGGTTCAGGCGTCGGTTCAGGAGTCGGACCCGGGGACGGTTCTGGTTGCGGTGTAGGAGACGGTTCAAAAGACGCAGCGGGTTCCGGGCTCAGTTCCGGTACTCCGGATAGGTCCGAGATTTGCTGTTCTTCTTCTGCTGTTTCTTGCGTCGCAGATTCAGAGGTGTTGAGAGAGGATTCGGATTGTGCTGATTCGGCAGGCAGAGGTTCCGCTTGCCATGAACAGCCTGCAACACTGGTCAGCACAGCCAATGTTGCAACGAGTATCAGTGCTTTGGTTCGCCGCATTTGAGTTTGTCCTTTCTTAAACAAAAAATATATAAAAAAGCTGCCCTCAGTTCTTGTCGAACCGGGGCAGCCTTTTAGCAACGGACATAATCAGCCATTTTTGTGTTTTTTCCGAGAGAATGTGCGACTTACATTCCTTCGCCTTTCGGATTCCGCATGTGCTCTCGCCGTCGTAATAGAGCAAGACGCCGATATCCTCTGGTATCTCGCCTTTTACCTTCTTGTACAACTCAGTGGGCATCGCATAGTAGTTGCAGTGCCCGACGAAATTGTGCCCATGCTCTGAATGGAAATCGCTGACGGAAATCTTGATTTCGACACAGGTGATGACGGTGTCGAGCGTATACAGATGATTCGCCTTGTGGAAGTGGCACCATCGCTCGGAACAGTGCTCCCTGCAAAAATCTATCGATGAAATATCCTTGACGCAGGTTGCCTCTTTTGCTTTTTGCTGAATCGCGGTAAGCGAAGCACCCGTATCCGTTTCGATAAGCGAGGCCAGTTTGCAGGTCCCATATTTGGTTTCGGAGGTAAAGCATTCCTGAACCCTGACGAAATCGACCAATCCGGATTTGACAGACCCGCATTCTACCGGCACTTCTAAGGCATCGAACCCTTGACGAAACGAATCCACCCGATACCCGCCGTAGCTGGAAGGATGCCACGCATGAAGCGCGGCCTCAATATCGCGGGTCAGCTGAGTTTTCGCCATCAGGTATCACCGGAAAATCTGCTGACCAATCTCTACCATCTTACGGCGTTTGCGGTGCAGCGATACAAGCTGATACACAACGAAAGCAAATGTCGCAGCGGCAAGGAATTTCAGAATCTTTTTCATAGTGGTCCTCCTTCGTTATTTTTGCGGTTTTGTACTTTTCTATTGTTCGGCGGTATATTGCCGCAGCATAAGTTCCTGTACCGTCATGACCGTAAACCCTTCCTTTGCCGCCTCATTGAGGGCTTCGTAATAGTCATCTACATACAGAGCTTGTGCAGCATTCAGACTGGCAGCTTTGGTCAGAAGTTTCATGACGGAGGTCTTCCGTTCTGGGGTAGCAGTCCCGATGACATCGAGGAACTGTCCCGGATAGTGCATTTCAAGCCACTGCTTTTTATACGGCAGGGTCATACTGTCCTGCACGCGAGTAATGCAGTATTTCGGGATACCGTCGCAGCTTTCGAGGAAATGCTGGACAAGCGTATTGGCTTCCCCAATTTCGTCGAATACCCTGTACCCGCCCCGGTTCTCAGCCTCATACCGCAGTAGCCGTGCCCTGTGTGCATCAGCAGTCGCGTCGAGTTTCTGTTCACGATAATGGACGAGCAGGGTATCGTCGAAATCGAAGAACATCATACGAATTTTTGAGAAATTCATGGGTCTCACCTTCCTTCAGTTTCTCGCCGATGCAATTTCATGCCGAACAACATCAGCTTCGGTGTAAAACTCATCGCTGTAGTCGTCCTCACTCGTTTTCTGACAGACCTTGTGCCGGTGCGGCGCGGAACCTTCCTGCTCGATGAAAATACGCCAGACGCCGGAGGAGAAGCAGACAAAAAGCACTGTTCCGTCATCCAAATAGAGCCTGACACCGGCGACATCAAAGCACCCGATTTCATCCTCGAAGTATTTGGAATTATCCAGACAAACGGTATCGTCACTGTAGCCGTAAATCTTGACCATTCTGTTACTGCCCCCTTACTCGATTACAAAATCCTTTGTGGCATCCTCTGCCTCACTGTACCGGCTCGCATTGCGCCATGCAGCCTGCAAGAGAACATCACGCTCGGCATCGAGCGCCGCCTGCATCGAGGTCTGCTGTACCTGCTTGGCACGGGATGTGCGAGCGTTCTTGTACTGCGGATACTCTGCGACGATTTTATCCATCAAAGCCCAGCGTTCTTTATCGGAAAGTGCATTCAGGTTGATGTTGTCGCGGCGCAGCCGTTCAATCGCATAGTCCAAATACGCGAATTCATCCGCAGACGGGATAGCTTCTATATAGTCCCGCATCGTGGCGGGAGGACCGTTGTAGGTCGCCATGGCTTCATTGTACAGCGTTTCTGCAACCTCTGACCCGTACCACTTATCGGGCTCATAGCCATGGTTCCGGTACACCTCCGCTACCCATAAAGGAAATGCTTCGCTGTAGGTCATATAGTCCCTCCTTCTCAAAAATCCCCGAACGAGAGCTGACGGCTCTGCGAGACCGGGATATTGGTTTTGGGCTTTGACGAGTGCTTGATTTCACCGTACTTGGTGAGATTCCGGCATTTATATCCGTAGCCCTTCTGTGCGGCAGAAATCGACTTGTATCCGTATCCGCTTGCATCGTCCAGCACCTGGTCCTTGTCGTTCAGATTGACGACAATATACCGCACATCGTTGGGCTTAGAGAGCCGGGACGAACGAATAACGGTATAGGGGATACGCTTATCGAATTGAGGCTTTTCTTCTTCCGGGTCCGGTTCGGGCTTTGCAACCTTCTCCTCTTCCGGCATTTCAAGCTGAACATCGACCCCTGCCTTAACGAGGGATTCGAGCGTAGAGGCAAGGGTCTCGTACCGCGTATTCTCCACGGTATTCGTATCCTTCTTCTTCCGCTCCTTCCAGACCTTCAGTAGCTGGCGTTCGCTGAAATTGATGATGAGACCACGGTCTTTGAGCATCTTACGAACAACATAGGTGGAAAGAGAAGCGTAGTTCGCATATTCTCCGATATGGTGCTTGATATCCACCTCGGTCTTAGTCATAGCTGCTTCGAAATCCCTGTGATTGTCGAGCCAATCCTCAATAACGCTGAGCAGTTCCTTCTTGGACATGGATTCTTCTGCCAGCTGCTTGTTTTTCCTGACATAATCCTCACAGGCAGCGAGAATCGAATCGTAGCCGTTCATGGCGCTGTTATCGATGATTTGACGGTTTGCAGCATCCACAATGATGTACTGCTCACCACGGCGGATGATAGAGATACCTTCATCAGCCGTTTTCTTTTCTTTCTTGATATTGCCGCCGACATCGAATTCCGGCAGCGAATCATCGGTCATGATTTGCTCGATGATGGTATCGAGGTCCTGCGTATAGTCCTTGGAAATCGTATAGCTTTCTGCTTTGGCAAAGACCTGCTTCGTGATACAGGTGATTACCGCGTCCAGGAACTTGTCAGGGTCCGGAATCTCGATTTCATACATCATGTTATCGCGGATATTCCAGACAACACCCTGCTTTAACCCGGTAGCCAGCATATAACAGGCACATTGCAGGAAATGCTTGTGCGCGAGCGAAGATACGAATTTCAGCAGATAGACCTTGTTGTCCTTCACGACATCCGCCATGCCGCTGATAACAAGTTTCTTCATCGCCTTGGTATCTACCATGGCAGTCAACTCACAGCGTTCCTGTACGGACTCGTCTGGAGTGAATACCATTGACAGACGCTTGTTCAGGTCTGTTTCCTGTGCTCTCGTAATGAAGGGGAGCTCGACCTGTTTCACATACCGGTCCTGACTCGTCATCAGCATCGTCAGGAACAGCACCTTCTCCTCCACGGATTTCCAGCTGGAAGGCAGCGCTACCTTCTTGTCGTTATGCAGGTACATGTAGAAGGCAATCGCGCTGTCGATATCGTAGTAGTCGAAGAAGTTCGCCTGCTGGTAGATGCCGATGCAGGGAGCCAAGTCAATCATCGCGTCCGAATGCTTGATTTCGATTTCATGTACATCTTTATGGAAGACCGGCGTCGTATTGATAAGCTGGTAGCAGTGCTCTACATCTTCATCGAACTTGAAGTCGAACATCTCAGAGATATCGAATTTCGTATTGAACTCCTGATTCATCTTGACGGGAGTCATCAGGGTCTTATCGCTGACCAGCCCAAATCTGTCCTCTTTTTTCGGAGGCTCTACAAAGATGACCTCATCCTTACCGCGACTCGCCGCAACGCAGAAAAGATTTCTCAGAATCTCATACCGCGCCATAGGCTGAAATACACGGGAGCACCAGTAGGATTCCGTGAAATCAAAGACAACACAGATGGGGCGCTCCATGCCTTTACTGCCGTCAAAGGTCGTAAAGATACCGACATCTGCGCCGGGTGCTACATGTTTTTCGCCGTCCGGTTCTTTGATGCTGGCATATACATGGTTCTTGTCATAAAGGTTGCCGGGTCTTGCTTCCAGTTCATTCAGGACCTTGACCATAGACCCCGTTCTGGCACCGAGACACAGGACATCCTTCGGGTTCTTGGTATCCAGATAGTCTACCACCTGCTCGCGGGACATGGTCGATACCTTACAGTTCTTGTTCACGCCGTTGATATCCTTGCCCCAGATATTTCCGAGCCGCTGTGCAAGGTCATGGGACAGGCGGAAACATTGCGTGAAATTGACCTGCGTGTGCTTGCCTAAGAACTTATGGATGAACGACCAGATATCCAGCGAGGTCTGGTCATAGATTTTCTGCTTCATGTCCCCGACTGCGATGATTTGAAGACCTGGGTTCGATTCCTTGATATATTCGAGCATCTTCGAGATTTCCTCGTTGATGTCCTGATACTCGTCGATAATAAGCACATCAAAGTGCCCGACAGGAACGCGCTTCCTCAAGACCATCCCAATCTGCTCGCCCTGTCCGACATTCTTGATGCCGCGCCGGTACAGGATTTTCGAGGCAAATCCATGATAGTTCTGGACCGTGACATTATCGTTCAGAATCTTTTCCTGCGCATCGAGTTTCAAAAGCCGGTTATAGGTCAGGTACAGAATTTCCTTAGAGGAATCAAACTCGTTGCACAAAACATTGATGGTGGATGTCTTACCGCTTCCGATACAGGCATCGCACAACACATTTTTCCCGTCAAGCGCCAGCCGTACAAGGTCCTGCTGTTCGCTGGACAAGTCATTGAGCGTCATTGTAATCCCTCCGAATACTAGAATGGCAGGCAACAAAAAGCCCCTGACAGCCACTAAACAGCCGCCAGGGTACAGTTTTTAGTCTATAATTTAGATTGTATGCAGTTCGCACAAATGTGCAAGGGGCTGTTGATAAAAATCGCTGTTTGTATATTTTATTTCATCTTCTGACCGGCAGCAGAAAGGGGTTAGATGAGCATGGGTGATGTAGTGTCCCTATACCAACTCGATAGATTCCGCCTCGATACGATGCCATTTATCGGTGCTTGCATCGTATTCCAGCACATCTTTTCCGACCATTTCCCCGTTTTCGATATACTCTAAAATGTGTCGGACCCGCATTTGCGGATTATCGTTCCTCGCGTGCCACAACGCGATATCCTTGTTGTCGATGACGAACGCAGGTTTATAGCTGACAAAGGGGCTACCGAGAGGCTGTGTTTGTCTACTTGCCTCGTAGTATGATTTCACATAGCCATCACGGGAAGTGTTGCGAATAGCGCGGGCACCTTCCTTGTCGCCTTGCTCGTCCAAGGTTTGTGCAATTTCGTCCACACACCGACAAAAATGCGTGGGGTCTTGACTGTATTTGGCAAAAATCAGTTTTCTGATTAACCGCATTGTGTCTTGCTGCGTCACAAACCGCTCCTCTCACTTCTCAGTCGAAACCAAGAAGATTTTCTTGGAGAAAGTCCCCTTCTCTGCTGCCTTCTGGCTTCTGACCTGTTCCACTTCCCTCTTGGAAATAGCGCATGTCTTGCCCATAGCGTACAGTACCTCCATCACATCTGCCATTTCTTCCGCGCAGTCAAGAGCACTCCGCTCCTTGGCAGTGTAGGCTTCCAGCAGTTCGGCGACCTCTTCCTGCAGTTTGTTCATCAGAGCGTCCTCGTACTCTTTGTCGGACAGCGTGCGCGTCACACAGGTTTCCCCGTTCTTCTCAATGATAGCCGGGATATTATCCCGAACCAGCTTTTGGTACATCATAGTTTTACGCTCCTTCCAATCTACAGTGCCGCAGCGGTATGCGCAGCTCACGACAGGTGTTTTCGATTTCTCGTTCATCTGCGACTCCTTCAAAAACTACGCAGCCCTTTTGTTGCTGTTTAGATAAGTATGTGGGCAAATCATCGTTTGTGACGGGAATGAAAGAGTATCCCCGCTCGCTGGCGTACATAGCTGCCAAAGCAGCCATCTTCTTACCAGATTCTGCTGCAATGACGACCTTTTCCCGTTTTGCCAGCATCTTATCGATGCACTCTGACATTTGCTTGCGGGACTTCGTCATCGATAACGGCGTTCCCGCAACTCCGCAAAAGAACCAATCCTTTTCGCAGATTTTGTCCTCACACTCTTGGCATTTTAGGTAGACGACATTGCCGTTTGTATACGGACAATAATTCCCCATGCTCAAACCTTTTTGAAATATTTCTCGACAAACTCATCCGGCAGTGTAATGTGCATCTTATCTGGTCCGGTGAATTCCTTGAAACTCTGCTCGCCGCCGCACCATTCCAAGCGCCAGATGGTCCCGCGCTTTACCCGATATGGAATTTTCTTGCCATCTTGACCGATGGCATCAAGCCATACATCGAACGGCTTGACGCATTTGTAGTTGGTATTGTACATGCTAATCCTTTACTTTTGGGGCAGCACCCAAATCTCAACGTTCACATTCCAAGCATTGGCGGCTTCTTCAATGAGATTCAGCACCGTTACCCAGTTTCCGCCTGCCAACCCGCAGCCGAGACCGTAAGGGACGCGGAAAGTTGCATTAGGATGTTCTTTCATTACTCTGAAAAGAGCCGTTCCCAGCGCTGCGTAGTTCGTCTGGCGCTTATCTCTGCCGAAACTCAATTGCCCGAACAGGTTGGCAACATACAGCTGCGGGGCAACCTGAACCATCTGAAAGTCGCCGAGTTTCTCAGGGCTACAAACCTTCACATACTCGTCGAACACAACGGGCCACTTATCCCGAATCTGTCTGGCAAGACCCGCACCCATTGCGGCACGACAGTTCACCTGATGGCAGATGATAGTATTCTCGTTACGAGTCGGCGGTGTTAAGATATTGCCCTCAATAAGGTTAACACTCATAGTCATTCACCAATGTCTAAGATTTCGTATTTTCTCGCTGCAAACCCCAGCAACTCATTGTAGATGCGGGTTGCGATTTCCAAAAACTCGGTATCGCAGATTTCTTTTCTGCGCAGGAAACGGTTGTCCTTCTGCATTTCCGCAGCGGTATTTGTTACGATAGCCCAGATGCAGCTGTTAATGACAACGGGCGGCACAATGTCGTCTGCCCAATTCTCAACCGCATATTCGCTGACCGCATATTGCGTATCATACACCCCATCGTTAAGTTTCGCGCTATAAAACTTTGCCTGTCTCTCGCCCATGATGGAGTTTATGATGCTCCGGGCAGTCTGGATATCTTTGCCCTCCACATTGCAGATTTCAGGACCAAAGAAGCCTTTCGTCTTGTTGCTGAGAAGGACAAGCTGCATTGCCAGCGCCGTGGCGCACTTGGAGAATTTCTTGGCATAAGTATCCGGTATCTCAACAGGAATATATTCAGCCGCAGGACCCTGCAGATAGTATTTCTGTGTATCTTTTTTGTCGTGCGAACTCTCGAACAAAATCGAGGGCAACGCAACCATAATCGCTTCATTTACATTTGCTTTAACAGTTCGTAAAACTGCGATATTTGCCAGCATTCTTTTACCCTCCTCGCTTTTTACTGAGCCTGATACTTGGCGATAATTCGTTTTGCTTCCCTTTTCGGTACGCCGAACAGAGATACAGCAATCCGACTCAGTTTATCCTTCTGTGTGGTGTCTGTAAGGAGCACGATGCGATGTAAATCATGGATGTCGGTAGCGACAACCACCTGAGCATATCCGATTATATCTTCATCGAACAGCCGCTTTAATTCTTTTGCAAACTCTTCCCTGCTGAGTTTAAGCATATAATCGCTGTTAATGAACATGTCGAGTGGGAAAATATGCTCGTTATCGAACTCCTTCGGATGCGAATTTGCAAGGTCAAGTTCCGGGCGAAACACGGTTTTATCATGCACCAAACCGTAAATAATGCCGGCCGCTTCTCCGCTTTTGCAATCAATTACAAATTGTCCTCGCTGTGCATCAGCCATAGGTTGTCCCCTCCGCCAGTTTTTCGTATATATTCTGTGTGCGTGTGTTGTTTTCGTCTTTGTGCATGAGTACGACATTTGCCATGCTGGTATAATAGCTGGCTACACTGTTACCTTCTACGGTAAACTTTATATTCTGCCCGTCATCGACTACCTCGTAGCTGATGAGTTTATTCGTGACCCACTGATTATTGTACCGGAAGTATATGTAGTTGTATTCCGTGGCTGCGGTCTCAGGCGTCATGTTTTTCTCCGAACCCACCGACTCGACAGTCTCAGGAGTTGCCATCTGAATGATTTGCGCAGGCAAGTCCTTGATGCCGTCCATGGTCTTGTCTGCCACCACACTGCATCCCTCGAACGCTACAGAAATGGCTGCGACAGCCAAAAGAAAGAGTGCCTTATGAACAAACGAGATAAATTGCTTCATAGACATGCCCCTGAAATATCTTCGATGATACGGAATGTTTTGCTTGTTTTGATACTTGCATTATACCATGAAGTTGTATTGAATACAACGATGAACGCTATATGTTCACGGATTAGATACATTTTTGGCAAAGCAAAAAACGCCCGCAAAAAGAAAAGACCCGCCTGTTAGCCGCAGGCAGGTCTTTCTTCGCAGTGAGCATTTAAGGTCGGCTCAGGACTCTATTCGTCTCTACCGAAGCAACGTCATCAACGCTGTTCAGTATGTTTTATTGTATGCCAGTCGCACGGGGCGTCAACTATGTTTTGCAGCTACACAGCAAAAAGGCGTCTCACCCGCTGATGCAGGCAAGACTCCTAATTGACTCAGCTTAATCTTCGAGGTCGAAGCTATACCCTTTCTTGTCCATCGTCACGAAGCCGTTGCAGGTCTGACATTTGCTGTCACCGAAATAGGTTTCTAGGGTCATGCCGGTGTTCTCGCCATCCAGCCACTGCGGGCGCATATAGGCCGCAAGGTCGTACAATACGCCGACAGCGTAGGCAATCAGTTCATCGCTGTTCATCGCTTCGTTGACCGTATCGTCATCGGCCTCGACAGGGATGCCGATGGAAGCGGTAATGGTGTCTGGTGTGTTGTCATCCAAGTAACGAGTAGCGGTGAGCTCAAATTTCAGGATGTTAGCTTCCATGATGGATTCTCCTTTGTATTGCTGTATGTTTGCTACACTTTCAATTCTAGGCCGTTCGCATAGCTGGTCAACTACCCCACCATTCTGAAATCCGACTGGGCCGGATTTTTCGAAAATTGCTTTGTAAACAAAAAAGAAGCCCGCACAGAACTGAATCTGTACGGGTTCATATTAGTCATGGGGATGTTCGTGGCAAGGTTCAGGCGGCATACCATGCGGGTCAGGCTCGGGGAAGCGACCATGGTCCCCGATGATTTCCGAAGTGCGGATACCGTTCGCTTTCCGACAAGCCTCGATGGTCTTAGAAAGCACTTCCTTGACATCACGCGGGTTCTTGATGCGGCGGATGTCGATTTCCGGAGTCATAGCGTCCGTGGAGCAGAGATGAATGCTGCCGACACGGCAAAGGCGCTCATAGAAGTTCTGCTTGAATGCGATGTCCCGGACGCGGTACAGCTGAATCTCGTCCTCGCGCAGATTAAAGCAGCCACGCTGGATGATAAGTTTGGTCTCGGTCAGGGTGTACTTCGTAAAGGACAGCGGCAGAGAAAAGATGGTGTGGCGTTTTCGGTCGGTCCAGAGAATTTTCTCCTTATCCAAGTCGATACCGAACTCGCCGTTTTTGAGGGTGGACATGGTGCGGCTCCTTTCGTAATGGGATTTGTTTGGGTTGTTGGTATTTAGTTGTTGGTTCGGAAATGGTTTATATTATTTACATTATACTATTGAATTTCTTGATTTGCAATTAGCAGATGAGACAGCGGCTACTTACGCAGGCTGTTGTACCAATGCTTTACTATATCAAGTTTGCACAAAAAACCAAATTCGTTAATGCAGTTTTAATGGAGTACATTCTTGCCTTCCAAGGCGCTATTATTTTGTCTTGCAAATCACACAAATATGCTACAGCCTCATTATCACAAAAATCTCTTTTATACTTTTTTGTATCCAGTAGTATTGTTCCCGTCATTATGTATTCTCTATATCCTATCAAGCCAATTATACTGTTGTTATCTATATACGAAAACAATTTGTGCATCTCATTTTTTCTTGTGTTTCGATTATTCTGACTTTCTCTATCAATCAATTTTAGCATTTTTAGGCTCGTACATTTTGACAATTCGTCGGTGCCGGTTTCAAACAACATATCTTTCAAGTAACTATCTATATCATCTTTATAGGACTCATCGAACCAATCTGGCTTTATCTTTTCCCAGGTACATGCCGCTCTCTTCAGGAAGAATAGTGACATAGCTTCGCAGATTGTTTCTTCAATCCATGATATGGATTCGGAATCGGAAGGAGAATTGTATTGTATTCCCGCATGCGTCATTTCGTGACTTATTTGAAACAGTGCTTGACACCAATACAATAGCTTTTTTGCCGTAATAATGATAAAGTCATTTGCGAAATTGTTTTTGCTGCCTAAGCAGAACCTTGGATTTATACTTGACGGGCTCTTTATAATATATATTTCCCCATTATCAGGAAATATTATTCCCTGTTCAGTATAAACTTGCTCAATGTAATGTAAGATTCCCTTCGCTATTTCCTTTTCGTACTCTAAAAAAGTTGTTCCAAGTTGGGCGTCTGTATCGGCAATTACAAATGAGTATTTCATATTTTTCACCAGTTGCTACATAGAAAAGCAGAATAGCCTCCCACCGCAGTCAGCATGTTACTGATTACGATGGGAGGTTCAAACCTTTTGTGATAGTCTTATTATGCCACGCTTCGTGAATTACTCAAGACCAATCTTAATCAATCTCAATAATTCAGTCAATGTCCTCGTTACCAAAATCCTTTGTGAGGACGAAGACGCTCTGGACGGATGTATTGGGAGGGTCGGACATCCACATCGACATCGAGTGCCGGGATGAAGACCACGATGGTCTTGTGGGTGACGACAGTCACGGTTCCAGAGTAAGCAGCTTCACTTCCGTGAACGTTCCGGCGGATGGTTTTCTTCGTTTTAAGCATCGTCTTCTACCTTGCTGATTTCTTTAATTCTATTTGTCTGTCCGTATTTTTTGCGGATTTCTAAAAAGAAATTTGTTACAACCTCTGCGCCAAGAAAACCCCTTTGTCCTTTGTAATGGATGAGAGTACGTCACTTATCCGACTTCGCCGCATTGCACTTCTTGCACAGCATCTGCAGGTTGTTGTCGGTGGTATGCCCGCCCTTGCTCCACGGAATAATGTGGTCACCTTCCATATCCTCAAAGGCGTACTCGGTGTAGATGCCGTTCGCAACGCACAAGGGGCACTTATGACCCTGCGACTCGTAGGCACGGAGCTTCTGCGATTCAGTGAACGCACGAAGGGACAGATGCTTTTCGTCGCGCCAAATGCGGTCAGAGAGAATAAACGGGATGATGCCTGCCTTCTTAGTTACATCATCATCCAGCACGAGTTTCTTGATATCTGCGTCCAGAGCGTTGCTGTTGTACTGCTTTGAATGGTATTTGTTATAGAGCAGTCCCCATGCCTGTGAATCCGTAATCCCCTTCCGCTTCGTCGGGAACAGCATTTTAGCCCAGTTGATGACAGACTGGAAGTAAAGCCAGAGGTCATTGGCGTCCTCGTCATGCTGGTGAACCGCCATGTACATCTGCCCAGACTCCAGGCCGTCACGGTCAGCAATCCATGCCAACGCCTTTTCCAACAATTCCTGTCGAATCGGGTTGCCTTTCAGGTATCCGTCAGCCATCTTCGCAGCAACACAGTTGCGTTTCGAGAAGTAGTTCTTGGCATCGGCCAGCCACGGTCCTGTATAAGTAGCGTTCAGCAGCTCCTGCGGAGTCAGAACCTCGCCAGCAATGTTAATGCGCTTGAACCATTCCAATTTCTCGGCTTCGGTGCCTTCGCAGATGTATACCGTCAGCTCATAGTCCAGAATCGTCTGCTTTTCCTCATCAGTCAGATTTTGGAAGAACTTATCGTTGCCGTTGATTTTGACGGGGAAATCCTTGCTGACATACTGCGCAATGGAAATCGTCCGCTGCTGTCCATCGAGAACCTCGTAGGTATCCGGGCCGGTCTTGGACCAGTACATAAGGTTCAAGGGAAATCCGTTCATCACCGAATCAATGACGGCTGCACGCTGCTTATCTGAAAACACGAATTCTCGTTGATATGAGGGTCTGATGGTGAGCCGACCGTCATAGCCAAAAACGCCGCCATCTCCATTGTCTGAATAGTTCGCCACAAGGTCGGATACCTTGATTTTAGTTTCAGTGATTTTCATAATTATAGTCTCCTTTACATCTGTGGACGAATATATGTGTCAAAGTATTTACAAAAATCATCGTAATACAGAGGGTTGATGCGATATTGACAGCTGATATAGTTGTCATAAGGGCAGGTCTCATCTTCTTGTTGCTGTATCATTTCGATGGGCTTGCCGTTATAATTGAAAAGATGCCAACCAATGAAATTTTCATCATAATCTTCTTTCCATTGGTTTCCGCTTTTAATCAACTCGTCGAGCCATCTATAGAAAGTAATACAGCCTTTTCCCTCAAAGAATTTGTCGAATAGAACCTTGTTGTTTTCGAATTTCTGCGTAGCTGCGTTCGCTGAGCGATTACTACTTAACAGTTTGCGGGCAAGCAGGATTGTAATATCCTTGATATCAGCTTCTGTTGCACTGATAAACTGGATTTTTGCCAAATCTTTATAACATGCTTTACGGCAGTGACTCTTCAGCTCATCAATGTTAGTGTTATACAAAACAGGTAAAATAACATTTTCTCCATCGTTGTTTTGGCGCACCAACAATGACTTCAGTTCTTTTTCTGTCCAAGTTCTATCGTAGAAATCTTTCGAAATAATAATTACGCCAAAACGGCACTTCGCTAGTCCGTCTTGAATTTTTCGCGCCCAGTCATCGCCCCACTCAATCGAATCGGTATCGTAAAAGATTTTAACGCCAAGTTTTTGGAAGGATTTATACAGTTCTTCAACGAATTGCTTTTTGTCAGCGTGCGCGTGGGAAATAAACACATCATATTCTGCCATTTTCACTTATCTCCTTTCCTGCGAATTACAATTCTCGCATATACAGAGTGAACATATTCATCTGTTGCTTGGTTGTACAAAAAATTTCCCTTTAACGGTTTTCCTTTCACCACAGGATTCCCATTTGCTTTTCTTCCTGAAGCTCCCGTAAAGGTCATATCTTGACGCATTTCCTTGAAGTCGTTGTAGTAGCGTAAATTCGGGATTCCAGCTTGTTCATCCGTGCTCGATTGCAGCATGCCAACAATCTCAAACTCATCCGGATTATACTTATCCATAAATGTAATCGGCACACCCATAACACCCTTGTAATCCACCGGAATATCCGCAACCCTATCCACATTGATGGCATCGTAATTATCGTAGTGCGGGTATCTCTCCTCCGTATCCGGTAGAGGATTGCCGTCATCGTCATAGTACCGCTGCCAGAGAATCAGCTTTTCGTGGCGCTTCTGGATATCGAGGTTGGTATACCACAATTTATTCCCGAATTTTTTGATTGTCCCGTCAGGTTGTACGAATTCTTTTACAGAAGAATATCCAAGCCAGACTTCATTGTTCTTTAGCATCGGGAAAATTTCTTTGTAAGTAATCCAGTTGAGGTCACCGATGATAATGAAGTGCTTGTTATGCTCACGCAGACACTGGACATAGGCTCTTGCGAGGGAGAACGGCGGATTCGTTACCACGATATCGCACTCATCCAGCAAGTCGAGACATTCCTTGTTTCGGAAATCGCCGTTACCTTCCAGCGGGGTCTTGACTCCGACTTCTACATTATTGTCATCCCCACCCTCGTACTCCATCTTGTAGGTGGGCTCGGTACGGTCATAGTGCGTGGAAATCAGCTTCTTCAAGCCAAGTTCTGCAAAGTTCAGGTGGAAATACCGCCAGAAAGCGGACCAAGTGGGGTCGTCACAGTTGCAGAATACAACCTTGCCTGCGAAATGCTTTTTGTAGTGCCGCAGTTCTTCAGCGACATCTTCGATTCTGGTATAGAACTCATCATTCTTCGCATCCTTCGCCTTATGCAGGTTATCGTTCTTTGCCATCTTCGTATCCTCCCAAAAGCAAAACCCCCGATGCCGTAACATCGGAGGTGTAAAAATCAATTATTTATCGTTAAGAATTGCCAGCAACTCGTCGAGGCTGGTCACATACCGGTATTTCCTCGCCATCTCGTCAGGCACCGGAATCAACTCGCTCACGTAGTAAAGAACCTGCACACCGTTGCTGGTGCATTCGTTATACTTATAAGTATCTCGCTGCTTTCGCGCCTCGAAATTCTTGTCATCGCTGCCGTAGGGGTAAAAGTGCTGCACACCCTGACACTCGATAGCGATGTTCCTGCCCGGCAGGAAGAAATCCAGGCGCTTCTTCCCCATCCACGGGAACATCTTCTCCCGCTGGTACTCTATGCCGTTGCATTTCAGCATCATGAGCACATCGTTTTCGAGGTAGGACTTCTCGCGCAGGAAATCTTCGGTGTTCCGGTAGATGACCGGCTTGGCAGTCTGGTCGATAGCCTTGTTGGGGTTCAGCTTCTTGTAGTGAACGGTCGTAGGTCGCACATAGACGACCCTGCCGCTTTGCAGATGCCGGAAATGCCCGCAGCGCTCAGATTGGAGTACACAGAACCCGGCAAACGCCCGTTTTCCGGAACCATCATTCACATAGACGACGATGCCCTTTTTGAGGTCCACGATGGTCTGCTTGGAGGTGTTCAGGCATTCTCTGACATCCCCAACCGTTTCCTGTTCCCCGTTTGCGTGTACGATACGCTGCTCAACCTTCCGACTCAGACACCGCCGCTTCCAGAGGCATATCGTATGCAGCCAGATTTGCAGTATCAGCGCCGCTGAGCTCGGAGCCGTCACGGTGTTCCGTTTATGCAGGGAATCGCGCTCGGTTCGCAGCCACTTTTCCAGCATGTTGCCAGACTCGTTCAGAACGGAAAGGCAGCCGTATACCCCGTTCCGGGTGTTCACTGCCATCATCAGCCCATCCACGCCAAATTCCTTCTCGGCCCTTCTCAGCTCGACAAATGCCGTCATTTCCCGCATCCGCCAGTTATCGGTAGGCATGACCATAGCACAGGTATTCTCGCCCTCAAAGCCTACGAGAATCGGGCACAGGAAAGTCGTATCAGCCCTTCTATGGACAAGGATATAGAATGATGCACCGTAGGTGTCATCCACCTTGATAGCGTACTCATCGTAGGGCTCAAGCCCATACTCGCCGCTGTTCAGTCGGAAATCACTGATGACTGATTCGTTGTCGGTCGTGAGTTTTGCAATGGTAGGCAGCTGCAGTATACGAGTAAGGTCCTTGACGACCTTATAGCAATCCGTCCTTTGCCTCTGCATCCGGTACTTGTCATGCGTCAAGTAGAATTCGTGTTGCCATTCGGCGCTATTATTATTCATGTAATATCCTCGCTCCCGGCTACTTAGTGCCGAGAATCTGTAGGTATGTTATTTTTCTGCATCGAGCGCTTTCAGCATCTGTTTAGCCAACGCCACCGAAAGCAGCGGCGGGACGGCGTTGCCGATTTCTAAGTGTTTCAGGCAATCGGAGCCGTAGAACTGATAGTTGTCCGGAAAACTCTGTAACCGTGCTCCTTCTCGTATCGTGAGTGCCCTTGAATCTCTCGGATGAATGCATCTTGATGAGGAGGGACAGGCAAAGTTCCGTGTGATGGTAGTGGTGGGTTTCTCCCACCAGAGTTTCGCGTAGGTATTCTTGAACCCGCTCTTAGGTCTGAGTTCTTCCGGCAAATCATCTTTGCCTTGCCCATCTTTGAGCGCCGCCATGATTTTGCGAAGATGGGCGCTGTTGTTCGGGGCTTTATGCTCCGTAAGCGTATCGGAGCCCCCTGCCGGACACATGAAAGAAACTCGTTATCGGGAGGAGCGGCATACACGGTGCTTTCCTCCCCGCACGAGAGCGCAGGCAAGTCTTTAAGTGCATCTTGCAGCGTCACATACGGCAGTAGTCCTTCTCCGTGGGTAGGTTCCGGGTACTGAAAGGGATTGTCGCCCAAGAACCCGACAAGAATGACCCGTTCCCGCAGCTGAGGTACACCGTAGTCTACGGCATTGAGGATTTTGTATTGGAGGCTGTACCCAATATTCTCGAATTCCTTGCGGACATGCTCAAACAAGGCCCCTTTATCCATGCTTAGAATACCTTTGACATTCTCGAACAGAAAGGCTCTCGGATGTAGGATGCGGAGAACGCGCTTGTATTCCATGAAGAGATTTGCCCGCGCATCCATCTGCCGTTTACCGAGCGTGGAGTATGACTGACACGGCGGGCCACCGACTACGACATCAACTGTCCGGTTTCCTATCGTTTGACGCAGGACATCTTCTGACAAATCTTTGATGTCTCCTTGCAGCATATTGACCGCAGGATGGTTGAGGGTATATGCTTTTGCGATATCCTTTTGCATCTCGTTTGCCAAGATGATTTCATAGTGTTCGTTTCTTGAAAAACCGTAACTCAGTCCCCCGACACCTGCGAACAGGTCAACGACGGTGTATTTTCTTGTCTCTGGCATGATGACTCCAACAAAAAATCCGGCACGAATCACTCATGCCGGGCAATGACTTTCTTGCTCTTCAATTTTATTCAGGATACGGTACAGTTCCGTGCCCACGACTCTTGCGAGTTCACAGGGAACTGCATTCCCGATTTGCTTATACTTGCTCGTCAGATTCCCGCAAAAGACCATATCTTTCGGGAATGTCTGGATAGCGGCTGCTTCTTTATAGGACAAGCGCCTTGTACTGCCTTTCTCCCCGAACTGCCAAAGGTCTTTGCTGACCTTCACCATATCAGGCGACCCGGGCCAGAGAGGCACTTGCTTAGCCATCGCGGGAATCGTGAACGATACGCTGCCCCATGCGCGTTTCCGGTTCCGGGACATGTAGCGCGAGGAGTAGGCTTCTTTGCAAATTTCATCTTCTGCCGCCGGTGCTAAACTCTCTAACGCCTGCCGGATACTGATGCGGTCAGGAAACGGTGCAGGAACCTTGAACTCTACGCCGTACTTCTCAGCAAGGTCTTTTCGGATGCCCACAAGGAGGATTCGCTGTCTATCTTCCGGGACATGATAGTCCGCAGCATTGACAAGGTTGATGGACACCACATATCCCTTGCTCTCGAAATCCGCGATGATAGCGTCCTTGATTTTTCCGCCGCCAAGCGTAAGCAAACCTTTGACATTCTCAGCAAGAAACAGCTTTGGCTGCTTCTTCTCGACCAACTTAACGCAATGCCGGTAGAGCACATTCCGGCTATCGTCGATTTTCCTTGGTCCCGATAAACTGAAGCCCTGGCACGGGAATCCGAAAGATGCGATATCGCAATCCGGGATAGTATCGTAGTCTACTTTGCCGATATCGCCTTCTACCACCGTGGCATTGCTCCACAGCCTATGTGTCTCACAGGCATCATGGTTGAAGTCGTTCGCCCATACCGTGCGAAACCCGGCTTGCTCTAAGCCGATATCGAGTCCCCCTGCACCGGAAAACAGAGAGACATGCGTGTATACTTTGTTCTTATTCATTTTGGCCCTATAAAAAATGAGCGATAAATGCGCGGAATGCACAAAAAACACACGCGCTCATTTATCGAATGCACGCGTGTGTTTAAGATGCTTTTTGTTGGTCTTTGTGCGAAAACAAATAGCGGTATCTTCAACGGCTTTGCGCCGCATCGGCGATTCGCTCTTTTGCAACATCAAAAAAATCGGCATCCTTTTCGATGCCGATAAAGTTTCTATTCGTATTCATTGCCGCCACGCCGGTCGAGCCGCTGCCCATGCAGAAATCGAGGACCGTATCGCCCTCGTTTGTGTAGCTTTTTATAAGCCACTCACACAACGCCACGGGTTTCTGTGTGCCGTGCGCTGCGCATTTCTGCTTATCTGTGGCAAAGGTCAAAACGCTCGTAGGAAATCTCTCAGTGCTGTCGTAGCTTTTTGCCTTGTATTTGCCGTAATCCTCAGTCATCTTGGAGTTCCGCTTATGCTCCGCCGTTGAGACTTTTCTTGGATGCCCTGAAGTCTTCTGTGGGTTGTAGGTTGGCAGCTTCTTGTAAAAGACCAGGATGTCTTCATGCGCCCTTAGCGGCATCCGGTTCGCGTTGAGGAATCCTACCGGAGATGTCTTCTGCCAGATGAGGTTGTATCGCCACGGAATGGTCTTGCCATCTATCAGGGTCTTGGTGTACGCTCCCGCCGAAAATAGAATCACTGCGCCGTTCTCTGTCAGGATTCTATCCAGCTGCTTCCAAATCCCCTGCTGTTTATTTTCAGTCCAGATAGACATAGCATCAGCATAGGAAATCCCCGCCTTGTAGCAGGAAAGAAGAAACTCTGTCAGGCTTAGTCGCTTCCCGTCCTTCATGATGAAATCCTCAAACGGCAATACCGTATCCCAAGCCTGATGTGTGATACCGTAGGGCGGGTCCGCTAAGACAAGGTTCACGGAATGTGCCGGAATTTCGTTCAGTTTCTCGCAGCAGTCTCCCTGCATCAGCGTAACGGTGCTCATGCTTTACCTCGGAACAGTTCCTTCAAGGCATCCAGCTGGTCAGCCTGAACCCTGCCGTCTCGGATGATGGTGAAGAATCCGCCATCATCGAGCAAAGCCCGGTCCTGCTGCCCGTACATCGTCACGATGCCCATGTGCCGGCCTTTGAGGTAGTTCAGCATATCCTTTTCCGGGAACTCTTCCCGGAACCGCCACGAACAGATACTGAACGGAGCGTACTTATTGATGAAATCCTCGCTGTCACTGTGAAATGCCTCGTCCCGATTCTGGTATCTGTGATGCCGTGCCGTAGTCGCAAGGATATCTACCCCGTGGACTGTGGGTGCATCGGTATCGACCAGAGGCCCGAACACGACCAATTCCTGTACCTGAAACACAAAAGGTCTTTCCGCCTCGCTCTTATTGATGAGAATCGCTCGCTCAATCGCTTCCAAGCATCGCTTCTGTGCGAGCGCTCGTGAATATTGCCGCTTCTTTTCCGCCATGATTTCCTCCGCAAAACAAAAAAAGCCCCGCGCAGACATTTCATCCACGCGGGGCTAGAACAAACTATGAGTTTTTAGAAAACTGCTGCCGTCTGCAAGACGACCGGCACCACCGTACCGAGCACCAGAGTCAAGGTCATCATAACCGCCATGACAAGAGAAGCAGCCTTCTGGGCTTTCTTCCGATTTCGCATCTTTTGTACCTCTTTTCGAGAAGAATCAAGCCGCAGAGAACGAATCCCTGCGGCTTACACTAAATCACTTTATATTCTCCATTGTATCCAATTCGCACGAATGTGCAACTGCCAAGCGACGAACACGAAGATTTTCAGTCACCGGGCTTGCCGCCTTCCTTTCTGCAGCCCGTTAGCAGCCTACCGAGCGGCAGTAGCTGAATTCCCAGCGCGACGCCTATCCCAAACTGCTTCGTCCAGAACGGAAACAAGGCGAACCCCTTCCTGTGCCATTCGCCCTTGTATCCTTATGTACTTTTTTGTATCTTTTTGTTGTTTTTCCTATTGCAATTCCACCAGCGTTCCCGTATAATAGTTACAGAATGATACACAAAGCTACAAAATGATACATGCGAAAGGAGTCGCTATATGTTCTCTGTCAAGCTGAGCGCCCCTGTCCTGCTTCGCAAGCAGCTGCCGATGATTGCCGAGGCATTGCATGTTGATGAGAAGGTCCTTGAAGATTTCATGACCGTTTCGGCTTTTTATGGCGTTAAAGATGGCAAAGGAACGATTGTCCCTATAAAGAAAACGGATACCGTTGTCCATATCGATTATAAGGCATATGATAGCTACTACTTTGTTGTCGAAGCTATCCTGCAATACGCCAAAGACATCGATGCCTCTGTTACTCTACCTGTCATCACTGAAATCGAACTCGGTACAGATGTTTTCAAGAAGATGGCTCCTGACCAGCTTTCAGATATTGTATATCTGGCAAAACTGCTCCGCGACAGCAACGGCCGCATTCCAAGGCTAAAAGAGTTGAATGCGCCGTACATTCTTGTTGCCAGCGAGTGCGCACACCTGTGCAAAAAGGTGGAGTGCCTTGAAGACAACGCACACATGCCGTCCCCCTCCAAAGACTTAGACGGACATGTATATGCTTCCTTGCATGATATCGGGTATTCGATTCTTGACGGCTGGCTGAACAAGAAGGATTCAGTTTTCGAGAGTGACGGCAAAAACAATTCCGGGTATGACCCTGATAAATTGGCGGCGCTCGTCAAGAAAGCTATCGGCACGCGGACACAGGAGCAGTTCTCCCAGACATCTCACCTTGGTCGCGTATATGTGAACCGTCTTGCAAACGGCAAAACGCAGTCTCAGCCTACAGAGGTTACCTTGAAGAAAATCGCCAAGGCAACGGATGCCGTGACGGAAAACGAGCTTCGTCAGGCATGCGGTTATGAGCCGCTTCCGGGTGAGGATGTCGTGGAGTCTCAGAAACGCATCGAAACCGTGGACGACTACACATGGATTCACGAGAATGTGAATTATTTCCTCGAATTCCTGAAAGCGCAGATTCCGATGGCGTTGCCGCTGTATAATCTCGTCATCCTCGAGAATCAGTACATGAGCATCCACAAGGACGGCTATGACCTTTTCGGTATTCATCGTTGCTCAACTCCCGTCGAGTATTCAGAGGATGGTGCTGTTGCGAATGTCATTTACCCCGTTACTTTCGATTTGACAAATTTTCAGCGTGGCATCCGCCTTTCTGTGGCCGTCGGGCTCTTGGGTCATTACAGCAAAAACAATGAGCTGTACATTACCGACTACATCACCGATGTCGATGCACTGTACAAGTATGCACCCTTCTTGCGCAAGGCTATCGACAAAGTAGGAGAGAATTTCAGGGAAAGCGGTGTAGATATTAAAGACTTCCCGGTATTCTACTATACCATAAACCTGAAGAAGGCATTTACGGCAAAGCATGTCTTTGCGAAAATGGAGAAGTTCCTGACCAGTCTTGTGAAAGTTCGTGTGGATGCACTCGGATTCTATGCTGACAACCTGAGCGACGAGACCTTCATCAAGTTCCTTAAAAACCATAAGAAGGTCATGACGAACGAGTACGCCGACAACGAAATCAAGGATTTCTACGAGAATGTTGTTGTACGGCATGGCGACATCGAGGACTTCTTTGCGGAGAACTCGGACTATAACAGTAAAGCCGCTATCGTCGCCTATGTCATCCAGAATGAGGCTTCGGACGATACCCCCCGCCGTCTGGTAGACGGATTCACCTTTGACGATGACGACAAGGAAGATAGACCCTGTGTTGCCGCCTCGAAGCGGAAAATCGAAGCATGGCAGAAAGAGCATCCCGGTAATGGCTTTAACCTGAAAGTGTTCTCTGACACTCTGAAAAAGTATGCCGATGAGTTGGGCTTAGAGTTCGGTGACATATACTACTATCTGGTTGTCGAGGATGACAAGGCTGACGAGATGGGCGTTCGCGTCTAATACTTAACCTATAGCCTCTGACTATCCCAGACAAAAAATAATGCTGCTACCCGTTAGCTGGGCGGCAGCATTTTTGTTTTCCGTTCTGAACATGCATTATCCCGCACTGGCATCCGCACCGGGGGCCTTTCTGCTGGGGTTCCGGTGAGTACCCTGCTTGCTGGCGGCAGGCGGCAAGTAGTGCCGGTGCTCTGTGGGTCCTGCGGAAATCCGGGCAAAAAGAAAACGAGAACTGCGCCATTAGCGGAGTCCTCGCAAAAGATAATTCTTTTTGATTACAGGGTTAGTATACCTCGAGCCGCACGGATGTGCAAGAGGTCATTTGCGATTCTTTTTTGCGGGTTTCTGGCATCCTAAGCGCACCGCTTTGCAGTAGATGGCAGTGCTTGTTCGGTTCAGAGTTTTCTGCAGAGATTCGCTCGCACCTTCCACTGGAAAGCGTTCCCGGAGCGCCTTTTCCTCATCAGCTGTCCAATTCGAGCGTTTCTGGCACACAAGGCCCATGATGCTCGTGTGGTTCAAGACAGAAGCACGGCTGCGGTTGAGGTCTTTCAAAAGAGCCTCGCTTGCACCTTCCCAAGGATATCTCTCAATGAGAATATCCTCCTCTTCCTTGGTCCACCGGCGTCTATTTTCGTATCGGAGCCCCAATGCGTTAGCCTTCATACTAATGAGATAGGCACTGTGCTGAAACAGTTGCATCAGTTCCTGGCTTGCTCCCTCTTTCGGGTATCGTTCAGCCAGAATCTTCAACTCCTCCTCGGTCCAATAATGCCGAGTGCCTTTTATGCCGAGCAGACGAGCCTTTCTGTTAATGGTCGCGGCGCTTCTGCAGAGCAGTTTCTGGAGGTCTTCGCTGGCACCCTCATTCGGATACCGCGCTCTCAGAATCTCGATGTCCTCGTCTGTGAATCTCTTTCGTTTTACATTGCGAAGCCCAATCTGCTGCGCCTTAAAATGAATCGCCTGCTTTGTGCGGTTCAGAATCTTTTCGAGCGCATCGCTCGCGCCCTCGTTCGGATACCGTTGGTTCATAATCGCTAATTCTTCTGCTGTCCAGGGTTTTGCCATGGTTTTACACCTCTTTCGTTCGTTGGCAACAAAAAAAGAGCAGACGCACCACTGGGGTGTATCTGCTCTTCTTCGTCAGACTGTGAATTGTACGGAAACTATTATTATTATGCTGCTATCTATCGTACAATTATAAGTGTATGCCATTCGCACAGCCTGGCAAGAGGAAACTGTGCTCAGAACGAAAATGGCGCTGGCTGCGCTGCAATGTTTAGTCGTCGTATATCGGTATGCCGATATAGTGCGGGCGTACCCATTTTTTTGAGCGTGGCGAAGAAAACTCTCAGCATTGTGTACGAGCCGTTAGTCTTGTCCATTTTGCGCCCTTGCACATTTTTCCAACGAGTTTCTGCTGAAATCCGCACTTTTTCCAGCGAGTTTTTGGTTGTATCCCCTGTTTTTCTGTGGATGAGCCTATTGAGAGAAATTTTCTGCACCACGTTTTCAAAAACATCCCATGCCGTTGACACAACCCAGGCAAGGGCAAACTGTGTTCAGAACGAAAATAGCGAGACCCACGCTTTGTGCGCATCTTGTGTATGGATTGCAACAAGCCGATGCAACCCCAATAATAGCAAACTCCGGGAGCAATACAGCCCCCGGAGCTTATTTGATGTCACCTTTTAAAAAAGATTATTTAGATTGTGCGGCAGACACCTTGAACAAAACCAGCCTGTCGGAACAATGCATCGGAACAATGTCGATTTGGTTTTGATATTGTTCCGCATATCGTGCCGAGCCTATCCCCCACAAACAAAAAAGCCCTGCACACACCAAAGCAGCATGTGCAGGGTCATTCTTTTATCCGAGAGGCCTCTCCAACACTTCAAGGATGTAGGTGAAGAAATAGAACGCGAGGTTTCCGATTTTATCGGAGTCGTGCTCGACATTTGCCATGATACGGCTCAAAGACCCGTTTTTCAGGGACTTCATGGCAGCATAGACGAGCAGATAGATGTTTACATAGGTCATCTGTTCCTTGGGCTTGTAGCCCTCGAACGCTTTCAGCTGGCACTCTCTGGAAATCTTCTGAGCCAGCGAATACCAGCTGCGCAGATAAAACTGTCCTCCCTCTTGGTTCATCTCCTGCTGTACTCGGACCTGATATTTCGGATAGTTGTTGTTGACGACCTCGGCGAACTCCGTATCCTTGAACTTATTCTGGTGGTAGTACAGCCACAGAGTCGAGTTTGCCAAGTCCATGCACGCCGCAGCCAGAAGCTGCGCCTTGTCATCTTCCAGCGGCACAGTATGCGTCACGGACTCCTCTAAAGACTTGCCGTTGAACAAGTCCACATGCTTATAGGAATCCTTGCCGGCCTTTACTGTCGTATCGATGAATTCCTTGAAATCCTCGACCAGTGCCACATACGCCTGATACTGAATGTCCTCGGTAGAATCCTGGGTATCTTCAACGAAATTTTGCTCGTTCATAGTCTTTCCTTTCTCTGCTCGGCAGTCGTTTTCAGCGGCAATACCGCTTGCCTGTATACTTCATGGTACGCAATTCGCACGAATGGACAACTATTTTTGCGAAATAAAAAGGCAGGCTCCGGAAAGAACCTGCCTATCGCATTAAAGATTAAAGATGCCCAGCCAGCGCCGAAACTTGATACCGAACAATTCCTGTGCCTGCTCGTAGTTCATGATAAGCTGGTTGCCGCCCGAAATCTCTGCTTCAAGGGAGTTTGGCAGCTCGTCTGCAATGTATTTCAGTTCGTACCACGGTCCATCCGGCGGATAGGAGTAAATGAGCCGGTTCTGCTTCTTATCAACCCGGAACTTGCTCGGGTCTGCCTGCCATGCCAGTTCGATTTTCTCAATCGCAGCACGGCCAATGCTCTCATCACCCATGTAGTCGTTGTAATACAGGATGCGCACATAGTCCGGCAAATCGATTCCGCAAGCCTCGAAGATATCTGCAATCACACTGGACGAGGCATGGAAGATATCCGGGAAGTATTCTTTGCCATTCGCATTTTCACGCATTTCCGTCGTCATCTCATCGATGCAAACAAGCATTCGGCGGACATACTCCCCATAGAACGCGGTAGTCAGCTCCGACATACTCTCATTCACACGCTTCGAGTTCTTGGCACCGCGCTCGTTGTCGATTTTAGCACCGATTCGACAGATGATAGCACGTTTCGAGAGGTCTTTTGTCAGAGAAGTGATTTTATTCGATGTGATAGATACGGCAGGATAGTTCACGAGCCTATCTGAGATACCCCATTCATCGTTCTTGATAACCCGTTCTGAATGGTTCTGGAACTGGGTCTTGGCGAGGTCATCGATGTTCAGCGGCAGTCCCTCACATACTCGTTTGAGGCAGTCGATTCTTGTGGCTGTAAAATCCTCCGTTGTGTTCATCTTTACGGTCTCCCCGCACATGAGTTTGACAAGGAACTTGATAAAGGTCGTCTTGCCGCCATTAGAATCACCGTATATAACGCCGTACATCGGGAACAGCTTGGTATCGTAGTTGTTCCTTGATGCGAAATACCGCAGGTACGCCATGAACGGGGTAGCCAGATACCATGTCATATACTTGAAGTAGTCCTTCTTGGCCTGCTCGACATCGCCGTAAAAGTAGTCCATGCCTGAGAAGAACTTCTGGATGCTCTTGATGTTCTTTGCCACCTCGCTGAGATTCGGATTGAGGTCGATATTCTCGTCGTTGAAGGTCATAGTCCCGGCATCATAGTCGATATGCAGTTTCGGAAGCTGCTTAACTGCCTCAGCTGCTACACGCCGAACCTCGGTATATCGTTTCGTAAAAACACGCATCGGTTCCGCTGCTACCACAATACGATTCGCTTGTACCGGCATCTTAGGTATAATTGGCTTGACGAGTTCCTGCATCTTCTTGACATCGGCGACTATCTCGTATTCCACCTCGTCCTCAGGTTGCGCCTGTTCCAAAAAGATAAGCTTCTGCTTTTCAATGGATTGGAAGACGGGCACTTCCTTGATGTTTTCTTTGAGGTAGTCTTCCTGATTCATAGTGCTCACGACTGCCTTATAGGAGACATTGTCTGAGCAGGTCTCCTTGAAGGTCTCGAACAGAACCTTGTAATGCGCAAATGCCGCCTCGTCATCGAAGCAGACGATATTCTCTCGCTGGATGCCGCAAAACGCCGATGCCGACATATTCGCACTGCCGGTGATGACTCGGACACGCTTATGGTCAGCGCTCTCCAGGATAAAGATTTTCTCGTGCGATTTCGTGTCCCGCGATACATACAGTTGTAAGGACCCGTCATCGAGGCGGTTCGCAAGGTTTCCTGCCGACTTAGACTTAGCGAGCCGCTGCACGCTGTCGATTTGCACCGACATGATGGCAGCGATGTCGTTGGCGATGATTTTCTCGCATCCGAACACGACTTCCGCATACGAGAACTTGTTGATGACCTTATTCACAAATTCGATACCAGAGGAGAAAGTGATAGCATAGAGCTTGTCAAACCCGTCAAACAACTCTTCCCAATTCGTTTCGACCGTATCGGCATATATCGCCTTCACAACACTCAGCGCCTGCGTGGAGATGCTCGCCTTTGCCTTCGTGGTATTGTTCGCCACGAGTTTGAATGGTTTATCCGTCTGCCCTTCACTGTCCCCTGTATCTTCACCGGGGTCCAAGAGTTCTTCCGGGCCTTCTTCGGTATATTCGGGGCTTTCCGATGCCATCATGTCCATTAGCGACATCTGATTTTCCAAGTCGTTTGCTTTCCTTCGTGCCATTTTGTGCCTATCCTTCCTAAACAGATTTGGGTCATTTCTTTTGGTCTGGTATATAAGCGTGCAGTTACTTTTTTAGCAACTAATCATTCATTCATGTTTTTTTGTTTTTCCGATTAAGTCTGATTTTAGGTATTCCTAGTTTCATTCTACCACTTAAGCTGTCCCATTGTCCGGACTTCAAACTACTCGGTGCAAGTTTTATCCGACTCAGCCGGATTTTATTCGTCTTTTCTTGTATCCTCTTCGCGTTTCGTTTAATTTCGTGCCGTTTTACAAAAGCAGCCGTCTTTCTGTAAATACATCCTTGCATCGCTCTTTTTATCCTCTAATCCCCATTGTATGCAATTCGCACGGCTGTGCAACTAACCGTAGAATATCAAACTATCATGCCGCAGAATATCAAACTGCTGGTAAAATCGGCTCGCTTCGCCACTGAATCGCTGTATTCACAAAACAAAAAGCCGTCCACCCGAATAGGTGAACGGCGTATACATTTACAGCAGTTTATGCCTGCGTTGCTTCTGCTTTCTTTCCGTTGTATAAGGCGGCGACCATATCGACAGCCTCATCCATCGAGCGACACTGGTAGCTGACGACCGTGCCGTTTCCGACCAGCATGTTACCGCTGCGCCAGAATGCCTTCGAGTCCGTTGTGTAAATGATACTGCTTTCCACGCGCAGTTCTACGCCGCTGTTCGTCATGACCGTTTGCATAATGTACCTCCTAAAATCTTCGACCGCCGTACAGCCCTACGACCGTACCCAGTGCTTCGCCTTTCGATTGGCAGTTGTAGCTGATGACATTGCCGCTGCATGTCAGCATCCTGCCGCAGAGGTTGTAGGTTTTGCCGTCTGATGAAATGAAGAGATTACCGCAGCAATTCACCGTCACGCCTGATTTCGTATATACTACCATGCTCTCACCGCCTTTACTGGTTTTGTTTCTTTTGTGCTGTTTCCCTTTAGCCCGCCGTATTTTGCCAAGACGAGGCACAGGGCGTCTCGAATAGTCTCGGCATGCCCATAGACATGCCCATCGTCACCAATGACTTTCGCCCCTTGCAGCCAGTAGGATGTATCGTCAGAGGCAAAGACCGTGCTGCCGTTGAGGACCAGCGTTACGCCTGATGCAGTTTCGATTTTTGCTATGCTCATATTCGTTTTGCCGCTTTCCTGCGCCGTTCTTCGATTTTGTACTGTTTGTCAGCAGTATTATTATTAACTGCGCGAGCATGTTCAATAGCTTCAATGCAGGCTTTTTCTGCATCTTCTCGTGAATAAAGTAGCATAGCTGTTTCCTCCTTTCAATTTGTTCTCTTATCTTCCGTGCGCTGCATACCAAGCATAGAAACCATCGTATTGTTCACGTCCCGGTCTGCCTTCGCTTAGGCTTGACGGAGCCTGCAGATGGCTGTGTCGTCCCGCGTTTAAGCCGTTTCCGTAGGCTTTTTTCACTGCTTTTTTGAGTTTTTCAGAAAACTCTCGCTCTTCTCGTTCGTTTTCTTGAAAAGCTTCCGCGAACGCCTTGTACAAGTCATATGTTTCCTTATCTGGGTTAAACGGCGCAGTCCTGTAATATTCTGTTATAAACCATTTCTTACCATCGATGCTTGTCAGATAAAATCTGGTATTTGGAATCGGAATACTTCCCATCATAGTCATTCACACATCAGCCATTCGTTTAATTCATGGAGAATTTCATCCGCATCTCGAAAACCACCGGACCCGTGATATTGGTTCTGTTCCCGCTCATCCTCCAACGTTTTTACCGTGGCGAGCAGCTTATCTTCTTTGCCTTTCGCTTCGCCTTTGGCAAAAGCTGCTTTTTCGGCTTCTTCGATGCGCTGGTATCTGTTCTTTCGTTCCTTTTCGATATAAAGCAAGCCATTGGCTACTGCGTCGAGAAACGCTTGCAGCTCAGATTCCGGGATAGGTTCTTGGCTTTCTCTGCTTTTGGATATACAGCAATAACCGTTATCGTCGTAATGGATAAAATAGGGAGAGTTCGGGACCTGTTGTACTCGCATAGTGCTATCCCACCTTCCGTTCTGAAAGACGATTTGCCGGGACTGTTTCCCGTTGCCCGCTGCTCGCCGCGTGGAGGCTGTCTTTTGGAGCAGCTGCGCGGACAAAACCGCGCTTTTGAGTTACATCTCTGCGTTAAACAGGTTGCGGAGCTTGTAGGTGATATCCTCGCTGTTGCCAACGATAGCTGCCGCCTCGTTGATGGAAGCGAGCTCCGAAAGACTATCCGCTGCATAGTTGTAGCTGATGGTATAGATGGGAATGTTCATACCTGCAATAATGTCCTTTGTCTCAGAGAACTTATAACCAGTATTGCTGTCTCCGTCTGTTAATACAAAGATGATTGGCGTGCAATTCCCGCCGAGTTCCTGAGATTTTTTATAGATACGGTCCATTGCAACGCAAAGACCGTTATACATAGCGGTATTGCCGTTCGCGTCGAGGGAATTTACAGCACCCTTGTACAAAGTTTTTTGAGTCAGAGAGAACTGGTCAATAGGCAGGTATTCTCTGACATCCGAATCGAAGCCAATGATGCCGATATAGTTGTCGTCATTGATATACTGGATGGTGTTAATCATGGCTGTTTTCAGTGCATTGATAGGTTCTCCGCGCATCGACCCTGAAGTATCGACAACGAACTCCGCCACAATAGGAATACCGGAATCTTTCTCTTCCTTCCAGACACTTTGAGCCTGTGCGATGGTGTTGCCGTCGTATACTTTGCCGGTATAAGCATAGTCATCAAGGCCATTGAATCCGTCCTTCGTCGCCTCTGCCTGGTTCTGAGCGCAGAAGGAAACGAAAGCAGCAATCACTTCCTTCTTCTCAGCGGAGACATTCCCGATGGAATACAGAGGGTTATCGTGCCTGACACCGAACGGGATGAACTCGTAGTTGCGCTGCAAGGTCGGGTCATTCTGGTAGGACTGATACTCCATCACGACACCGTCCACGATGCCCTTGTCCGCCGACTGGACCATTTGCTGTGTGGTGAAGGATACGAGAGGGACGTTCGCTTGAAATTTCTGAAAATTCTCGACAGCAGCCGTATCGACAATCGTGTCGCTGCCGCTGCTTGCAAGGGCCGCAAGCAGGAAGTTGAGACCCGTTGCACTCGTATAGGGGTTCGAGTATCCCATCATGAGTTTGCCATCGATGGTTACGTTCAGAACGGAAGAAACAGACGCTTCACCGTATTCAGAGCGAAGCATATCCCCTGTTTTCTTTGATACGAGAATACCCGCCACATTGCCGGCCAGACGGTCAGCCTCGACGGTCAACTCTATGCCCTCGTTTTTCACCAACTCGCCAAAGAGCGTATTTGAGGGGGTATAGCACTCAGGCTGATACTTTCCCGTCGAGATGTACTCAGCCGCTGTGCCGGACGGAACGGAGCGCAGAGAGACGCTCATGGTCTTGTCTCCGGAAGTCTTGTTGTGCTGGGCGTTGAACTTCTTTGCCATGCTGGTCAGGAAAGAATCAGAGCCGGATTCTGCTGCTTTCTCGCCGGAAGAGAAGATTTCAATGTTGACATCACCGTTCCCCTCCACCACAAACGGGTAGGAGGAGTCGATATCCGGCAACTCATCTTTCGCGTCCAAAAACTCCGATACATCAAGCTGCTGCGGGTTCACAGATACTTCCTGTACCCCGATGCGTTTCATCTTCCCGCTCAAATCCGCATACGCCTGCTCCGTTGTCATGGTATTGGTGCTGATATTCGAGTCTCGCATCACCGTCTGGGAGAACACCGCCAATACTACGCCGATGACCGCCAAGGTCGCTACTATCGGGAACACACCTTTTCTTGCCATGCTCAATTACCTCCATTCAAAGTGTCATATCGTTTCAAAGCCACGCGGCTGATTTCCTCGTCCTGTTCAAGGTCTTGCTTTGTTTTGCTGATGACATCATCAAGTCTTGACATTGCCAGGGCCACATCGGTATCCCACGGATTCTGTGCTGAGCGCTGATTGAGTGCATAGGCAAGAGAATCTAATCGCAGGATAAGACGCTCATTATCATGGACCACATTGTTTATCGTCTTGATGATACCGGCGTATATCTCCTGCTTCTTTTTAGCGGTATCGGTATCTCCGAACGAGATAATGCCTTGTTGGAAAGCTTTGTATTCTGTCTCATCGAACATCGATGCCGAACGAATAGCGTCATCCAGACGGTCATAGAATATTCGTTCTGCCGACGCCAACAGCGTCAGGCACTTTGCCTGCTCCCCGGAAGTCTTGCTGTCCTGTGTCATGCTGTATGCTACCGCCATCTTTTGTCCGAACCGCATGACCTGATACAGCATCTGGTCGGCTTGGTCTGAGAACACTGCTTTCGTTTTTACGGTCGCGTTAATTTTCTCCGCATAGACTTCTTCTCGGTTTTCCTGCTTATCCTGCGCAGGCTTTTCCGATTCCCGCCGCTTCTCCCTGTACCGGAATACAAAGTACACGCACAGGAGCAGGAACAGGACCGGTGCCGCGTATTTCGCCAGAAGTACAAAGAACAGCGGTGCTCCGTGCATATACTCAATTGCGTAGTAGGTATGGATATACGCCTCAACCATATACACGGCAGCTGCTGCTATGATAAGTACGCATATACAAAACATCTCTGCCCCTCACCCTTTCCTTCTCAGGCAATCCTCGCACACGGTTCGAAAACAATCCGCAGATGGTCTCTCGTGTTTCGGAAGCGGCTTTACCGCCTGAATGTGAAGTTTCGCGCCCTGTTCCGGGGTCCTGCCGCAAACAACGCACCGGAACCTGTCCCGCTGCAAAACCTCATACTTGATTTGCGAGGATGCCTGCCTCTGCTCGTTTTCCCGCTGCTGGCGTTCCCGTTCGTGCGCCTTAGCGAGTCTTACGAATTCCTTAGCCTCTGCCATCGAATAGGTCTTAGACTCCTCCATCGGCTTGCCCTTATGCGGGACATACTGCTTCACCGCAATGAAGGTCGTCTCGGTCACGGGAGTGCCGAACACCGCTGCATTGACCAGCTTCTTCTCATAGTGCTTATACAGCCAGAAAGGGATTCTTCTCCCGCAATCATTGTCCTTCTCGGTCCAGTTAGGGATGCTTTTAAGTTCTTCCTTATATGCCGCAAACTGAATTACATTCGACTGCGCCCATCCGAAAACCTCTTCAAACTGGGGAATCTTTTTCCGAACAGTGCTCATGAACAGCTTATCGAGGGAAGTGCCCTTATACTCTTCAAGGGATTCGAGCGGGTATTCAAGGCGGATTTCTTCGTCCACATCATAGAACTCATATCCCTGATTGACTTCCTCAACGCCCGCCAGAATCTCGCTGGTATTGCGCACATCCTTCTTGGCAGCAGAAACGACGAGAAGCCATATACCGGCCAAAACAGCCAATGCGACAACAATTACCACGGCAATCGTTACCGGTGACATTACTGCTATCTGGTCCTCTACCCAAAATGAAAACTCTTCCGGCATATCAATCAGCCAGTCTATGAAATTCATCGGTTTACCGTACATTTGTGATTCCTCCAAAATTCCAGAACTATCTGGAAAATCTCTTTCTGATAATTTCTGTGCGGACAATACCGCTATGACTGCCCTTGATTTTCATTATCTGCAATTCGCACAAATCGGCAACTTTTTCGCGTAAAAACAAAAAAAGCAGCCATCCGTGATGGATGACTGCAAAAAATATCGGTGAATTTCGGAAAAATGTTGCAAACGGCCTTGCAAACCCCCAGAAAAATGTCGCAGCGCTTAGAAATGTGCCTGGTCAATGTTGTTTTTCGTTAGAGTACGGAGATGACAGAAGAACGCTCGTGTCGAGCACGTAAATTTTTTTCAGGGATTCGCTCGTTTTCGTTTCAGGTATTTTCTCGGATGGCATCGAGGATGTCCTTCTTTGTGCCGCGCACCGAACAGCCATTATCCTCAAATGCTGAAAACAGCGTTTGCACGAATTTCTCGTTCTCTTCTTTCGAGATGTCCGGCATCCAGAAAGAGTAGTCATCATCGCCGTGCTTAAAGACGATACCTTCGATTTTCGGGTTCTCGCTCATGGTCTTTTCCTCCTTTCTGTTCTGGACATTCATTTCGCACAGAGGCTCGCTGCCAGCACACCAACAGCGATAATACCGGTTACAAACAGAAGCATGCAGGCGAACATCACACCGAAAGAAAGCGTGAGGTATGAGATTTGTTCGACCATGCTCAGCAGATGAATTTTGTCCGTCAATTTGTCAATTTCATCCACATCCGTCAACTGCTTCTGACGCTCTCCCTCCATGACCAATGCCTCATACGCTCCGCCGAAACTGAATTCATCGTCAGACATTGGCTTGTTCCGGCGCTGTGCCATGAGGTCTATCAGTTTTCCTTCGAGTTCGGCTTCCTTTGCGCATTTTTCCGCATCTTTCTCATCCAGCATTTTGCCCGACACCTTGTAGCAAATGAATGATGCAATGCAAAGCAGCGCTGCGCTAACAAGCGAGAAAAAGAAAATCATGATTCTACCTCGAGGTGAAGCTGCTCATACGGCAGCGTAAGATAGTCATACAGGGATTCGGCGGTAGGCATGTCGTAGCGCATCCGGCGACCATCTTCGAGGTCGAACCAGATGCATTTGCGGACATCCTCATACAGCCACCACTCAATGGTGTCCGCCTTGTCGTCCATATCTTCTTTGAGGATGCGGAGCAATGCAGCCAGATACAGATTGTCAGCATCGAACACTACCGCCGAGTCGCAGATTTTGCCGAGTGCATGGTCGAATTCCGAGATTTTCCGGTCCTGTTCTTGGATGTCAGCAATCGTCTTGCGAAAAAGTTCCTTGGATATCATTATTCTCTCTCCCATACAAAAAAGAGCCCCACCAATGACTGGTGAGGCTTTGCATATCAGTAGCGATAATATCTCGGCACGATTTTGCCCTTGTCGTCATCCATCATCATGGCTGCAAAGGTCTCCATCTCTGCCGGGGTGAACTCAGCGGTATAGTCGAGCGTCGTATCGAGTTCTTTGGCGACATCCGACATTGCCTGCAAGAACGCAGCAAACGCCGGGACTTCCTTGTCGGTCAGCGTCACGCCGGTGCAGATGGACAGGTAATCCTCCCCCACATCCGCAACATCGTCCTCTTCTCGACCAAAGACACCATGCACGGACCCGATGGCAGCGAGCATCTTATCTACCTGTGCGGCAGTGAACGGCGTATCAGGTTCAAGCGACATCTCGAAGGTGTAGCAGAACCACTTGTGGATGTCATTGACCGCCGATTCCGGCACATAGTCGGGGTTGTCGCAGAGTTCCTTGCCGTCAAAGGACAGCATGACAACATTGCTCTCCACATCGTAGTATTCGAGGCCCTTGTACCGAACCGCCTCGCAGCCGTATTCCTGCAGCACCTCGCTCCAGAAATTGTAGCCGTAGAAGTTCTCTGTGCTGAAAAAGTGAATCATCTCATAGGACAGGAACACCTCAACATCCACATCCGTCACCAACTGGTCAAGAATTGCGGACATTTCCGGCGTGTGCTGCCAGTCGGTGTCAAGGCCTTTCAGGCCCACGCCGCCGGTCTTGTCCTGAACAAACAATACCGTCTTGCCATCGACCTTGATGCTCAGCTTATGCATCGATAAGGATTCGATGCTGGCGGAATTGATGAATTGAAGCATGTAATGTGCGAGGCAGCTGCGGATATCATCCGCGTTGCTGTCCTCTTTGCGAATCGTGATGCGCTCAATGGCGACCAACTCAGTGCTCATGGTGTTCTCCTTTTTCTGTGGGCGGCAAGACCTATCCTGCACAGCCAATGTTATGATTTTATTCGATTATAGGTGATATTATATTGCTTGCAAGTAACTGACAGCCAGTTTGACAAGCACATACACGCCCGCGAGGTTTTCTGCGATTTTGCATAGGTATGTCATGATGCTGAACTTCGTCAGCCCTCTCCGCTTGAGCCCGAACATTGCCACGATGGACGCAGTAAGAAGGAACGCGATGGACATCATAGCCTGAACGCCGACCAGTATAAAGACATTAAGGCTGAACTGCACCATGTACTGTGCCTGCACATTTTCGATGTCTTGAAGATGTAAGGCAAGTTCCTCGAAAACAAACGCAATTCCGGTACAAATCGCGATTACGAGAAGAGTCTGATTCAACACATCGTCGATGATAGAAGACGGCTTCCCGCTCTCAAATTGCCGGATAGCCGCCGTCGTTTTCTTACCGAACTTGTAATCGTACACAGCGTTCCCCGCAAACAGCACAGCCGACGACAGCATCAGTCCCGCCGTACAGATATTGACTATATCCATGCTGTCACCCCGTAGATTCATCAGAACGAGAACTTGCACTCACGGCGTTCGCGGCCGTTCCCGCCCCAGTAGTGACGCCAGCGCGGTGCTTTCCCGTCCCCCTCATTCTTGTACTTCTCTGCCACATGGTCTCCTACCGTAAAGACCTTGACATTGACCCTCTGTGCCTTGCCCTTGAACATAAACGGCTGACGGTCCTCTTTCTTGATAGGATTGAGGTGTACATCAGAGCCCTTGCTCGCGAGGTAGTAGGCGCAGAGCATCGCAAGGCGAACATACGGCGTGCCCTCGTTGTAAACGGGAGGAATCTCTTCCATCGTAGCGGGAACCGCCACATCGGTGGTAGAGCGCTGATTCGCAGCTTTCTCAATATACTGCTTTGTGCTCCGAGTTGCTTCCGTTAGCGTCTGCCCCTCCTTAATCCAGGCAGGCAGAGACAGGAACGCATAGTTCTCCTTCTCATTCGCAACGCCACCGACCAACACGATGCCGATGAAGGTATCCTTGGTCTTGGGCTCGAACTCGATATGTACGAACATACCGCAGTAATCCTTGCTGTCATACAGCGACAGATAGAAGTCCTTGAATGCGAGGCGTTCGAGAATCTCGTGATGGATGACGATGTCGTCCGTATCCATCAGCAGTTCCTGAAAATCCTTGTCGAAGTCATAGACGACCTTCTCCCGCGCCCAGTTCCCGATGGTGTAGATGGGGAAAACCTGTCCCGCCAACTCCTTATCAAGGCCAGGCTGACGCATCTTCTGTGCGACACGGACACACTGCATCATGGCTTCTTTCGTGTACTCGTCAAGAGTCTTGCCTGCCGGGTCCTGAAAGTCGAAACCGATACGGTTCGAACGGGTAACGGCGTTTGCAACCAATGCGATTCTCAGTTGCTCGTTAGTCATAGTATTTCCTCCGTAATTTATGATATATTGATTTTTTACTTGAAAGCTGTTCGCCAGCAAAAGCTGTTGCCCACTGTCCGCCCCGTGGAGGCCGCTTTGAAAAGACAGTTAGCGGATTCATCCGCCGTTACGCCTTGATGTGCAGGCGTTCATTGATTTCTCGCTCAGTCTTACCCTTAGTGAGGAAGACAGGTTTTACCTTGAATTCCTTGTCCTTTACAATGCGCTCTAAGCATTCCCAGCTCTCGCTATCCGATAACTCGAAACCATACGGGTCAATATTCAGAAACAGCCAGATTGGTTCTGCTTGCGGTTCGCCGCACATCATCCAGACTTTCAGAATTTTCGTAATAGCGGCAATGCCTTTCTTCCACGAGACTGCCATCACGCGGCTAACATCGAAAACCAGAAGCCGGGGTTCCTGCGCATTCTCGACATCGACCTTAACGGAATGCGCAAGGACAAAACCTTTCGGAGTAGATTTATATTGCTTGACCGCCATCGGTATTTGCCCGGGGATGAGCCTGTCGTGGTCTAATACAAGCGCTGCATAGTTGCCGGTCACATCGAACAGGATAATTGTATCGGTGCTTTTCTTCAGAATCCTGGCAAGCTGCTGCTTGCACCATGATGCGTTGATGACCTCGCTTTTGCCTGTCACCAGTGTATACCAGGCGTTAGTTTTGATTATTGGTTGCATAAAATCCTCGCGTTTTGGGGCTTATAGGTCAAACCACCAAGGAGTGGAACGCTCTTCTATCCCCTGTTCTACTTTTTGCCAAGGCGTTTCGTACTTGCCGTAAACCTGTTCGGTAAGGCGCTTGCTGCATTCATCACACAACGAACCATAGGGCATATCCCATAAGGGCGTTGTGATAAGTTGACCGCAGCAATCACATCTCTTCCCTTCTTCTACTTCCGCAACCTCTTTCATAAAGTTGACGGTCTCTGCATCACCAGTAAAAACCAGCGGTGTCAATTCTGCTTCTGTGCGAACGACACGAAGCAAAGTAAGAGGAGAAGAAAAGTCCCAAGGAATATCGGCGGAACGTAAAGCATCGTAAATGCCGTTTTGTTTTGAATTAGAAACAGAGCGAAGTCGCGAATAGACTTCATCCTCGGTCAAATCCACTTTTGCCATTTCATTCTCCTTTCAGAGAACGAAACGCTGTGCGTACTCGGTCGAAGAATCCTTTCTTGGGTGCAGGAGCCTTTTCGCGCTGGCGGTACAACCCGTTCATAGATTCATCCAGATTATTAAGCTGGTCGCTCAGCTCGCGGATGTTTTCTGGCGTAGAAAACTTCTTTACGATGTCCCTGTCGGCTTTTTCTTTGACAACAGCAACCATCTTATCCAATGTTAAATCGCAATATTCATCCGTCCAATCACCGATGAAATAAAAGCGTTCTACCACGGTTCTTGTTGCGGTATCTTGGAAAGTCCCAAAAAGAATGGGGTCTTTTTCTCTTTTGATGGCCTCGACTCTTCGCTCTTCTCGTTTTGTGTAATCCGTGAAGACTACATACATCTTATCGAAAATGCCCTTGCAACACTCGATTTTCCGAATGATTTCTTCCGGAATCCGCCGCTGATAATTCTCCAGCTCCACAATTTTGACGACCTTGTTGTCTACCATGTGGATAAAATCGTCCACATCACTTTTGTAGACAAAGGTATCAATGCCGAGGTCAAGCAGCTTCTTTTCTCGTGTTATATTGTCGATGTGGAAAAGCAGCTTTTTCTGCGCAGCAATTTGTCCGGAACGCTGATACTCTTCGAGAAGAGCAAGGCAATTCTCATATAGCTGAGAAAGTCCGTCAGCCGTCATTGTCCGCTTTCGGCTTTTTACCTGTTCGAAATATTCGGCAGGAGAAACGATTGTATTGTTCATGATTTTTTCTCCTTTCTGCCTTATTCGGGCAGCGTATCGCATTTGATGTATTCCTCGCAGTATTCGAGGTTGCATTCTGCATATCACCCCATAGTGTGCTTCTCCGATTTCAGTTCCGTTTTCGTTCTGAACGCTATTATCCGGGGTGCAGTCCCCCGCAACCCGCCGCATGTCATGTGGGGAGTGTCGTCTCAAAGAGCGGCAAAGCTTGCAAAATAGCCAAAAGAAAAACCGTGACCACGAACACGCAGCCACGGTATAAAAACTGCCAGCCAAAGGCGGTGACCGGCAGGTTAGGATGTACAAGCGGGCAGACATGATGGCATATGCAAAAAATCGCACTTAGAAAGGAAGGTTTTCTGTTCGGCGGGAAAGAGAAAGAGGTTCGAGAACCCGCCAGACCCATTTCCGCTTGTACAATTCTTATTCTATGCAATTCGCACAAACACGCAAGCAAAAAAAGCAAAAAGAAATCCCCTCGCACCGAATGACCGGTACAAGGGGTTCTCACTTTGATAGAAAGAAGGAAGCTGCATCTCTGCAGCGCAGCACATTCAAGTGCCGCAACCGTCATTGACGGGTCGAAGGTTTTGGTGTTTACTCCGCACCGGCTTACAAGGTCATCATCGATGACACCGTCGAGTCTATACCTCCTGCCTTCTATAATGTATTATACCACAAATCGCACTTTTTTGCAAGGTTTTTCTCAAAATCAGGCTCATTTTGTACGCGGCTACGCATCAGCAGCTACGCTTCGACCTTCCCCCGCGCCCCTGAGTTCCGGCAGCTACGCAATTTTCGGAGGAGATGCAGTTTTTGTCCGTACTTTCTGTAACTCAATTCCTAAAAGTGTCCGTATTTCCAACTTTTGGGGAATGAGATGCACCAAATCCCTCAACTCATTTGCAGTTTGCCCTTTGCCTTTCCTGTATGGAAAAAGCACCCGCAATGTGGTATAATTAAAGCAAATAAATTCGTCCAGAGCGGAGATACACACGTCAATAACCCACGACTAAAGTCGCGGGCTTGCTCCGGCAAGTCCGTGCTTTAAATGTTGCTGGAAGCAGCGACAAATTATATCACGGAAAGGAGCTAAGGGCGCATTCCTCCCACGACTAAAGTCGCGGGTTTCCTGCGCCAAACTCATGACTATCGGAGACATTCTCGTTAATACCAACCGGGCAAACCTCAATAATCTGCTACCGTTATCGGAAGTGAAAACCAAAAAGGATTTCGCCAAATTCAAGAAGAAGGGCTATACCGTTGGCATGACTGCCGGGGAATTTCAGGAGAAATACCCGCTTCTTCCCATTGAGAACATTTATGCCTCCTACAACATCCTGTCCTCGCTCTATTATTGCGAGCCTCAAAATCCTACCATCCCGATTGTTTTGAATCTTCAGATTTACGGCGACAAGCGCCTATCTGTTGCAAACGAATCGGATGAAGCATTTCAAAATCGGATTCTCTCGATAGCAAAAGCAATTTCTGAGGGGAATGTCAAGCGGATTCGGTCGTATCTCTTTTCTCTCGAAGACAGTTTCAGGGTTTCGGTGCTCTCGCAGTATATCAAGAACGCAGAGCCCTCAACGGAACTGTACGACCTCTTTATGGATTATTACAAATTGACCGATTATGGGTTCAAGAATCTAAACGAAGCCGATATACGCAAAGTCCTGTCCGGTAAATCTGAGGAGCAGAAGAAGAAAACTGCTGAAAAGCTTCGGAAGTTCCCGGATACAATTACCGTTTATCGCGGAGAGGGCAGCAAATCAACGCCGTATACGCAGTCTTTCTCGTGGACGGTCAGCTACAAAGCAGCTTGTTTCTTTGCCTGCAGGTTGCCGAGCGCTGAAGACAGCACTATCGTATCGGCAGAGGTATCGAAGGATGATATCATTGAGTTCTTCCCCGAAAGAAATGAGGCTGAAGTTGTCATTTTGCCGTCTGCCGTGAAATCTGTAAAAGTCGATACTCTGTATGGCTTAGAATCTGTCGAAGAAGAAATTCTCGAAATCATGCCCCTGTACCAAGCCGGCCGCGAAGAGATTCGGCATCTGTATGCAGTTCATGGCAAACTCGATGCAAATGAGTCCGGGCACGATGCCCTACACACGCTGCGTGTACTATTCAACGCGCTGCTTCTCGTTGAGATGGATGGCATTATGCTTTCCGAAGAAGAAACGCAGATGCTGATGGATGCTGTCATTTACCACGACATCGGCCGTACGAACGATTACGTTGACGATAGCCATGGCAAGGCATCCCGCGATATTTATGCTGCTGACCGCAAACCCGAAAATCCCGGTACTGGATTTCTCATCGAGTATCATTGCCTCGATGATGCTGTCGCTCGCAGAGATTTGGAGGCCCTTTCTCTGCCGAACATTGACCGCATCTGGCTGCTGTATACGATTCTCAAAGATGCCGATGCGCTTGACCGGGTCCGGTTCGGGCTCAGGTACCTTAATCCTAAATACCTGCGCAACGATACAGCGCATAAAATTCTGCCCGTAGCACAGCTTTGCTTAGAGCACCTAACATTTTAAGGAGTATACATGGCTATTACACCAGCCCTGAGTCGGGAGTGCCAACTGTATACCAATAACGTGCTCTCTTTAGCCACCGTTCTGAACGAATACCTCGTGGACATGCTGCCGGACAAAAAGCGAGCGAACGGTCTCTGAAAATTGCAGAAAGCTACGGCTTCGAGTTGCATGAGGATGAGACCTATGTTATGCCGTTCGTGCGCAGACAGTGGCTCAAAAAGAAAACCGAAGAATGATACCAACCAATCCGGTATTCCGACACAGCAAGAGGAGCGTCCGCCAAAGCAGACGCTCCTCTTTGTGTTTCTTGTGCTTTTTGTAAGCTTACAACTTACTTGCCGCTGCTGTTCAGGCGCGGGATGGTCTCCGTCTTCGTTTCATTGCAAACCTTGCAGGTATAGGTTTTGACGCCCTCTTTTTCAGCCGTGGGCTTAGTAGTTACGACACCGTCATCCCAAGTATGGTCTTTTTTGGGCGTGACATCGAAAGTGCTGCTCACTTCACCGCAGACGATGCAGTATATTTCGGTGCGACCCTCTTCCTTACAAGTGGGCTCGATAACACGCTTCGCGGCACGATGACCGGTGGCGTGTACAATGTTGTCCTTGTAAGAGAAGCTGTCGTCCTCATTGCACTTGTGCATCGTGTAGCCGTCCTCGGTGCAAGTCGGCTGAACAACGGTAACGGTGAAGGTGTACTTGGTGGGCAGGACCTTTTCAGTCTTGGTCGCATCGCAGTTCTTGCAATTCAGAGTCTTTTCACCGTATTCGTCATAAGTAGGCGGAGTAGTGATGACGCCTTCATCCCAGACGTGACCAGTACCGCCGTAGTCGTAGGTCATGGTATGGGAAGCATCGCGCTTACAGTGCATCAGCATGGTGCCCTTTTCGGTGCAGGTAGCCTTTTTCAGGCATTCGGTGTGCTCGGTGTCCCAATCATGGTAGCCGATAGCGGGCACAGGCTTCAACACTCTTTCGTTGCACCCCTCGTAGCTGCAGTACATCCAACGCTTGCCTTCAGTCTCGCAATAGGGTCCTTCGACGATTTCGCCAAGGCGCGTGTAATCGTGGACATGGACCTTAGCAATATCTTCGGTCTTTATTGTTTGGCACACGCTGCAGGTGAAGGTTTTGATGCCCGTTTCGGTGGCAGTGGGCTCCTTGGTGATGACGCCCTCATCCCACTGATGCTCGCCAGTGGCAGGCAGGTCTTTCACATGCTGCTTATCGTTGCAGCGCTCACAAACATTGTCTACGCTGCCAAGAGCACCACAGGTGGCGGGAGTAGTGACTTCCTTGTACTGATGGCCCAGCGCAGCAACAGGCGTATCCTGGTACGTCTTTGCGGGATTCTCGTTGCAGGTGTGCAGCGTGTAGCCGTCCTCTGTGCAGGTAGGAGGAACGACAGTTTCGGTGAAGGTATAGCCCAATGCAGGAATTACTTCCTTATGCACATGGGTCTTGTCATTTTTGCAGGTGTAGGTGCGCTCGCTATCCTCTTCGTAAGTCGCTTCCTTGGTAACAACACCTGCGTCCCAAGCATGTCCCGTCGCAGGAACAGTTTCCGTGTAGGTGTGGTTCTTATCATTCTTGCAGGTAAAGGTCTTGACGCCGTCCTCGGTGCAGGTAGGAGCTTTGGTGACAACACCCTCATCGTAGTTATGCCCCAGAGCCGCAATCTCCTCAGTCTTGGTCTCTGTGCAGCCGGTATTCTGGCACTTGTAGGTCTTTACACCGGGAGCCTCACAGGTAGCGGGCGTGGTGACAGTGCCATCATCCCACTTGTGACCCACAGCCGGGATGACCTCAGTCTTGGTCGCGCCGTCACGAGAGCAGGTAAAGGTCTTCTCGCCATCCTCAGTGCAGGTAGCAGCCTTGGTGACGACACCCTCGCCCCAATCATGGTCCAGAGCGTCCACGAAATCGCGGTTCTCTGTCAGCGTAGCGTCCTGGTCGCAGATGTAGACGGTGTAGCCCTGCTCAGTGCAGGTGGGAGCAACCGTATCACCCTTGTGCCAAGTCTTCTCCACCATCGGGATATCCTCGGTATAGGTATCACCGCAAGCAGAGCAGGTAAAGGTCTTGACGCCCTTCTCGTAGATGGTCGCTTCCTTGGTCACGACACCCTCATCATAGGTGTGCGGGGTCTTGTCGGTGAAATTGCCCTTGTAAGTAAGACCCGG